CTAATCGGGTTAACTTTCCATCGGTATCTCTTGAGAGTAGGTTACTCATTGGATATGTAGGATACTTAGTACTGACATATGTAACTAGTATATAGTCACTCTCTAGTACTCTGTATGATACGAATATGTCTGGTATAAATGATAAGATATCTCGTAATTCACTTTGGGATACTAGATTCTCACTAGTGAGAATCTCTAGTCCAGCCTCGGATGTGATATCTAGATTTTCTAATTTAGATTTAATGTATATACCTAAGGTAGTCAGTGATAGATATAAGTGTCCATCTGACGATTTATTAGGGATGGTGAGATTCCATGGTACAATAGGTAGACTAACTATGGTCGATAGTTTAGCATCTTTATATATCTTATTCAGCTTCTTAGGTTTTAGAGTACAGGCTCTGATAAATTTCTTTTCGGTATCAGTCAGTGAGCTTAGGATCAGTTCAAATTGACCTGGTAGTAACTGCATGATGAAGTACCTTTCATTTGATATATGAATTACATACAACTAGTATAATCATGTACTAGAATATTCTTTTCTAGTCCCCATGACTTAGCTAACTCTAGGGCTTCTTCTTTTGTATCTCTATCGGCGACACAAGTAATACCGCGTTGGGGTAGATGAATAAATACACTATAGTAATCTGGGGTATCTTTATCTGATGTACATGGTTCAGTAGTCTCACCGAGATCTTGAGTGCCCCATACTTCTAACGCATCGACATCCGTCCAGTTTATATCTTCATCAGTCCACTCATAGGTACTTTTTGTAGTAACTGTGGTAGATCCATGTGTTGAGCCCTTTTCTGGGATAGATTTTTGGTACTCGACAATAGACTTGACTCCGCCATCCAACAGGTGATATCGGATATCGGCTCCTGTCATAGGTGTGAAGTAATCTAGAGCATATTCACTAGGATCTAGATCGAATAGTAAAGCCATCCTCTCAAACTCAGATTTATCCAGTAGACCTAGCTCGACTTTCAGATCAAACCTACCTCGGCGTAGTAACGCTGGATCTATATTTTCCACATGGTTAGTCGTAGCGATTAGGCATAGTCCATCTGGTGTCATAAGTCCATCGAAACAATTCAGTAGTGTGGATAGACTTACATTCTTTTTGGTAGTGGACTTATCGTCGTTTTCTCTATTGCCTACTCCAGCTCCAGTAGCATCGATATCTTCTACTACTACAATTGCGTTGGAGAATTCTTTATTCGAGAATAGGTGAGTCAATTGTTCATCTGTCAAAACAGCTGATAGATTTAGATTATAGATATCTCGATCCAACTCAGATGCCAGCGCATGAATCAATGAACTCTTAGCACATCCTGGCTTACCTGAAAGTAGGATACCAGTACGATTAGGTAATCCTTTATCACGAGTCCAGTCTGCTCGTTTCTCAAACTCTCTGATGTGATTTATAACAAGGTCTACCTGACTATCTGGTAGGATGATACTGTTGATAGGCCGTTTAGTGATTTTATCACCCGACGACCATCCATCTTTGGTATTCGAATACACAATGATAGTCTTAGTAGTACTCTTCTCATATTCTACATGATTCTTGATATCTAAGAACAATTGGTTAATAATAGGTTTACTGAAAGTAACAAATCTACAGATAAGGTGCTCTTTGAATGAATCGCCATTGTTGTTAGACTCTAAATTTTTGTATATGAATACGATATGTCCTTTGTAATATCCTATATGTTTACCATAACCAATCTGACAACCTTTTAGTTTCTTAGCAGTAGTTATCCATCTTTCATTACCAACCGCTCTTTTGATGTAACCTTCTTCTGACGATAGTGAGTATTTTCTAGTGAATCGTTCATTGACTACTTTATTAGTGATAAAATCACTTATATCTTGATATCCAGATTGATCGCTGTTAATACGAAGATCGATTGTAAATATATGAATGATCTTATCGGTTAACCATCCTGGAAATCTACGCAATAGATACATCAAACCAGCGGCTGGCGCTGCGATTAACGATGCTTGTGAGAATTGATTATTCTTTAATTGATCTAATACAAAACTAAATATAGCCATAATCAAACTCCTAGTTAATGTCATTCTAGTAATATAGTGTTTCATCGCCGATGAGTGAATATCGCAGGTATGTGATTTACTATGAACATAGTTATGTGTGAGAGTATTGGAGATGCCAGATCATATCGATTCGTTTACTCATGATGGATTAGCGTATAATTTGACTACAGTCAGAAAGCTATTAAGAGATCATAAATCTGTTCTATTACCTATAGACTCACTCTTGTGGATACATAACCACGATACTCCCAGAGAAGATAGAGTAGTTAAAGCCAAACTAAGATATCCTCTGATAGTCGCTAAATGGAATGGTAGGTGGGTAGTCGTGGATGGAATACATCGTCTGGAGAAATATAGACGATTAGGTATAACAGTCATACCTGTCAAAGAAGTCACGGGTGATATTCTCAGTATATCCTTAATTAAAAAATGAAAGAGTAGAGAGGAGGCGTGAGCCTCCTCTCTATCTCATAATCAATTACTACCACTAAGTCTAATACCTGACACTGGTACTATCCCAGTGCGCACATATTCTTTGAACATACTCTTCTGATCAGCCTCAGCTTCTTCTACGGTGGTAAATGAGCCTAACTGTACAGTCAGTCCCCTACAGTTTATACTGGCGCTGTACAGTCCATTGGGTAGTCTATCTATACCTTTTGGTAAAGGATTGATAGTGTATCCTCGGGTCCTCCTAAACAGACTATACTCTGTTTTGAGAATAACTCTCAGATTGGCTGGTTTAGTATTTGTGAAATCGAAGTCTATAGGTACCACGATCTCATCATCACCTGGTTTACTACCAGTGTGGAAGTACCATGCTAACCATAATAGTTCACAGTTTATTTTCTTAGGTACGTGGATTACATATCGCTTACTACTGAAGCTATGCATCAGGTAGGCACTGCCATCTGGAGCAAATTTAGAACTAGGAGTAGGTTTTGTTCTAAAGAACTTACCAGTCTCTGGAAAGAACTCTAGATGTTCTTTTAGATAGTCCAGTGTCACATTGTCTTTTGTAATCCGCTTTTCAAGGACAGTCGCCATATAATCTCACTAATTAGATATCAGATGAGTAAGTGAACTAGTTACTTTCAGACTTTACCTTATAAAAACATAGCACCATTTTCGGTACATACCAAGTCGTTCGATCCTGTATGTAGGATATAATTACCTTTCTTATCGGTCGGTACCATAATCATGTCATCATCACTGGGAGTTTTGTTGTTCGATAGAAAACGATATCCACCCCCTTTGATAGGACGAGTCATACTCGTTTCATAGCTGGTTGGTTCACCTTTATTTGTAATCGAATATGTTTCATTTACTGGAGTACTAGATTTACGATTGACGTATTCATCAATGGCGATCCTAAATGATTTATCACCATTTAGACATTTGACCATAAAGAGTTCAGTGGTCAGTGGATCAGTACCAGAATTAGTAGTACCTCCTCCTGTATTATCCAACGCATTCTGAGGAGCTACTTCTGCAGCTGTATGAGTCGATACGAGTGGGGGTTCTACCATAGGTACTACTGTAGTAACCTTAGGATGATCTCGCTGATAGATCATTGTGGTCATCACCCCCACTAAGATAGCTAGAACAGTCGCAATAAAGACTAAGATGTTGTTTTTAGTGATCATGATTTTATCCTTCAAATTAAAGACGTCTAGAGAGGGTCTCACGACCCTCTCTATTGAGTTTATGGTGTGTTGGTAAGGTTAGTCTAATAGCGAGATAAAAGCTCTGTAGGAGCTTTAAAAACGATTCTAGATATGTCTTATTTATTAGTCCGCTTCTGTACTGACACATTTCCGGTGTTTATGTATTCTTGAGCAACTCGGTCGTATACTTTATTTCCCTCGAGATAGTTCTCGAACTCTCCTAGATATAATTTCACCATACCCATCTGAATAAACATCTTCCATTTGCCATGTAGTTTAGCCACTATGATCTTTGGAGGTCTACTACAACATAGATCAGTAAAGTAAGTAGGCTTACATCGGTTATCCAGATGTAGATTACTGAACCTGATATCGAGGGAGTTGTTGTTTTTGAAGATTACCTTTTGATGTTCTTCAGGCGTATGTCCGGTGGTATATAACCAAGCTAGATTTTCTGCACTATGGTGTCTATTATTTAACCAAATGAAGACGCGCCGCCCGGTCACAGTACCGGTGGGTTTATCGCTAGTACTACCATTGGTCTGTAGTCGGAAGAATAGCCCTGTAGCTCTGTCGTACTCTAGATCCTCTTTTAGACGGGACTGAGTCAACTCGTCGATGGGGGAGTTTTGAATGACCATTTATCCATCCCATGTTTATCTAATTTAGATTTATCACTGATCACGACCATCTTTCTTGATGGATCGGAGAACATCGCCACCCATTGATCCACCATAGAAAACATTGAGACACTGTCGACTACTCGTTGGATTCCGAATAATCCCAGCGCATCTGAGTTTATAACAATATTACTACTAATCCTACCGAAAAGAGTACCTCTGATGTCATAACAGATATTCACAATTCTGTTTTCTAGCATGAATTCTTGTAGTAGCCCACTAGTGGGAGTTGTTCCGAAAATTGTACTCCTCAGGTTAGATAGAATATATTGATTTTGATTCAAGATAGAATCATCGATTTTAGTGGATAACCATTTGTCCAATGAATCTTTATCCCAGAAGAAATAATACTCGCTGGATGTAATTGGATTACTTCTGTAAATCAAGATACCGTGATATTTCTTATCGGCTACCACGAGTGAGATGTGAGTATAATCATACCCCAGCGATTTGTATGCGTATGCGAAATGTCGACCAGATAAACTTGTCTTCGGACTGTATCTGATGGTAGTCCATCGAATTGTATTTAACACATGTTCAATATGAGAATACAATGCATCCTCTTTAGTGACTACTGTAGGCTTACGCTCAAACACTACGGTGGAATCTACACCGAATGCGGCCCCACTGTCGTAGTAGTCGCGTAGCTTACTGATGATGCGCATAAGTATCTCCTAAACTAGATTAGTATCTTTTTTACCAATCGATGTCACAACTGAGCAGATCGCGGATACCACTATGGACCTGACCACTACGTAATCCAACGATAGAGGCGTCTCGCCTGTTTACAAAGTTTCCATCGGATGTGATGAATCCATGTTTATCATTACGTCTTTCTTCATATGGTTTTTCATAGCCTAGCGATTGACGTAGTTCGGAGTGAGTCCTGAAACCACTGCGAAGGACCCCTTCTCGGTCTATGATCGCACATTTGACTAATCTGGGTATAGATACATCTACTCCGACTGCGATGGTGGGAGTAGGATCACTGTCACGTAGTCCGGGATTAGTCTTGTCCACTATATCGAGGAGCGGTATATCAATCCGTTTACTTAGTACGCCTTTTTTCTTTTTGAATAGGTTCTCGGTGTAATTTCCCATATTAAGTATCCCGAATCATGAATGACATGGTTTCGATGTCTGAGTCTAACTTGTGTAAAAATTCTTCTGCTTTTGTGAGTAGCTGCTCTTTATTGGTTAACTTCGTAACCTGATGATTATACGAGAGAATATTACCTATCTGTTTTGTACGAGTTGTGTTTTTCTCACGTATACTTTCGATAAGTAATTTCTTGAGAATTAGTCTATATTTTTCTATCCTATCTGGTTCTGATTGTTTTATACAACGATATAGTAGGTTACCCAGATTATTTATTTTATTTGTCTTCGAGAGCTGATGAGTGAAGTTACCCATAGTCAATTATCCATCGTTGTTTTTCAGTTCAGCCTTAGCTGCACGAGTGTATTTATCGAAGAACTTATCGATGCGTACTTGGGCATCATCTAGGTCGGCTCGTACAAATATGGTGGAGTTACATACCCATCCAACAATTTCTGGATTACTCAGTTGTAGAATCAATCTATCTGGACTGTCTAGAGTCACTCTATGATAATCTTTCTTAGTGATATTTTCAGACGTCGTCATCCAAATGACTTCGGCGGTTTCTTCGAGATAGGGTTCGGCAGTCTCTCGAAGGACCACTCGTTTAGCGCGAATGTTGTTATTAACAAATGCTTCGGCAATCGATACCATATGTTTACGGTAGTCTAGACATGTTGGACTGATATCGTCATCAGGGTACTCATGAACAAAGCCATTTACGTCGTCTTTTCGCAGTAGTAGAAAACCCATAAGTAATTCATCCTTTGATAACTGATGCGATTCTTTGGCAAATTAATGATATAGTGTTTCATTTTTAATGATAGATTGGTAATCATCTATAGTTTGATCGAGTGTCTATATGGAAATTAAATATGACAGTGAATATTTTTAAAGTAGGTGATAAAGTACAACGTACATCCTCTGGTAGTTATATCTTTCCAGGAGTAGTGATCGGAGTATCTCCTAAACTTAATGGCACCACTATCCTCTACACTGTGGAGTGCATTGCCCCTGGTGTGACTGGGATGGCTCACGAGTTTACTGGAGCTCATCTAGAGTACATGACTCCACAGACAGAACATGCCGTAGAATCGGCTAGGAAGGCTTTTGAGGAGGTGTACGATGTCAAAGACTCAGTATGACCGAAAAATAGAAGTACTCGCTAAAATAGCTCATGAGGCCAATAAAGCCTATTGTGAAACTCAAGGAGATACTTCACAGGCTTCTTGGGATGACATCGACGAAGAACATAAAGATTCAGCTAGAGATGGTGTACGAAGAATCTTAAATGATCCCAATACTACTCCACAAGACTCCCATCAAAATTGGATGGATTGTAAGAAGAGTCAGGGCTGGACCTACGGCGAGACTAAATGCCAAGACAAGAAAACTCACCCATCTATGAAACCTTATGTAGAACTCAGTAGTGTGGAAAAGTTTAAGGATGCATTATTTCATGCCATCGTTAAGTCGTACATAGACTACATAGTCAAGTGATCATAGTGAGGAGGGCGTCAGCCCTCCTCACTATACTTAGTTTATTTAAACTTTATTTTTTGCTTGATTCCATAGCGTCAGTGCTAGACCAACAATCGCACCAATTAGCTGAAGTACCATTGATACAAGCGGTTTAGTGCCTTGGATCGACGTGATATATTGCGATACAGTAGGCTCAATGATTGGCCAGATGATCGAGAGTATCAACATCGGTAGACCGGCCCAAGTCGAAGACTGCTTGGCCTGACGGACCACCCATGCTACAAATGAAGAATATACCCCGCCCCACCACAAAACAGCTTTACGTAAAAAATTCATAAGTCACCTCTTTACCAGTAGTGCTTATACAAAAAATACAAGCCCATATGATCAGTAACTTTATAAATATCATCACTGATAAAGTGAGTAGGTAACACTACCTGAAGACAGGTTAATCAGCAGATAATAAGTCAGACTACCGCTCTCAGGACAATCGACATCTTCATTGACGATAGTTCCAGTAGTGTTACTGGCATTATACAGATAAAGCTGATTGCCGACTACTGTGATAGGTAGTTTGGTAACGCCGCCATCGGCAGAACGCAGTAGTTGTACACTACCAGTGGCTGCTGCGCCAGTAGCTGTCAGATAAACGACTCTACCTACCTCAGGGACGAATGGTCCAAACAACGTCTGGCCTGATCCAGATGTCACAGTACCATTGATCTGAGCTGATGTAGCGGGATCCATTTTTCTAACCATAGGAAAACCAGAAGGCATGATTGTAACTCCACTAAGATGTTAGTCTAATAACGCGGTGGTCTATAGATCATAAGATTGATCTGAATCTATCGTACCCTCAAAAAATAAAGTAGTGGATAGAGGGGCTAGCTAGCCCCTCTATCCTTGTGAAACCACCATCAATCACAGACTAAGCATGAATCACTGTATTCATTTTGACCATGAATTCGAAATCATTCAGTGCAATATTGATAGCTTTATCTATCGTACCATCATCATCATGTATATCTATAGAGATATCAAAATAAGCACACTCGACTTCATTTAGGAATTTACGTCCACGTATACTTACATCCGCAGACTCATGACATGAGCCGATGAGTATTTCATCGATCTGATAATTATCAGGATCGGACGTATTGATCTTCTGGATAGCCCGAGTGATATTCTCGTAAGCCACGATTAGACTAGGTACATTTTTCGTATCATGTAATCTAGGCAGCCTCATAAATGGGATCAGCTCACCATCATCTCGCTCATGTATTTCATTCAGCTCAGCTCTTAGTTCTTCTAGAAGCTCACTGGTAACCGACCGAAATGATTCGATGTTGGTTGGAAGAATATACCCACCATCGCGAATGGATAGTAGATATCTCGACTCAGAGTCGTAACATGACTGACTGGGTCCTAGAGAGAGTCGAATGACCCCATCACTGTTCTGCGACAGGCTATACCACCACCCTGATAATTCTCGCTCGATCTGATAGATGGTGTGTACTACTTCGTTATATCCTAGTAACGGAAAAGATGTGATCATAGTACTTCCTTTTGAATATTAACCTAATCTTACGTGACATTTGTATTTGGGTTTAGCAGCGTTGAATGTATGGGCGGTCCCACCAGTAGCCAAACCGACATGAGTTGCTGTCGCAGTGGACTCGACTATCCTTAGACTCCAGATACCCTGGTTAGAATCGTTGTGACCGAATGTAAAAGCTATCAGTACGCCTCCAGGTGATACTGATTTAGCCACCTCGAGATTTCTGACAAAGAAGTTACCAGTACCAGGGACTAACACAGCTCCCATGTTTCGTACTTTAATCAGTTCTTCTGAGGTTTTTCTACCTAACTTCTCTGAGAACAATCTATGATAATAATTAGCTGTACCTGCAGTACTATTAGACTTCCCATTGGTTCCAAAATAAATACCGTTATCATCTATATCGGAAGGTAGATACAGAGTTAGGTTTTTAGCAGGTATTAATCCTCTTAATACTAACTCCACCGGGATGTGATCTGCCCATGCTGCTCCTCCCGATATGAACTTAGAAGTACTCATATCGACGTGTAGTCTAGTCAGTATCTTACCGACACTTTCTACCATCCTATCAAAATGATCGCTAGTTAACTTGGATCCATCTGCTTTTCGTCCAGCTGTACCGATAATTGCTATACTAGTCGATTCCATCATAGTCCTCCTTTATAAAAAAAAAGAGGATGATAGTCCTCTTTTATAATCTACCCAAATCGGCCATGACCAGTTTCCTGATTCGCATACTCTATAGCGTTTTTGATTGCTTCTTTTTGGCTAGGGTATTTCTTCTTAGCTACGCCCAAATCATCGACTGCCATCATAATTGCATCATAAGCTTCTATATCACCATGAGCTAAATGAGTTTCAGCACTCTCACGCATGTATGATTCACGACTCATTAGTTCACTCCTAAGTAAGAGGATAGAGGGAGGTGACACCTCCCTCTAGTTTAGTTAATTGGACTGTCCTGTGAACACACGTTTCCAGAACCCACCACGAGTAGACTCGCCTTTGTGATACTTAGCGATAGCCGACTTTAGATAGTCATTGACCTCGGCCAGTTTGAGGATCGACAGCGTCGCTGCATCACCATTGCTGCGGATAGGTTCGACCATACGAGTAGAGACTTCAAACATCTCACCGCGGAAATCATATCCTTGAGGTACTTCGAATTGATAGGTCTTGACCAGATTGAGCATGACCGACTTGAGGTATGTGGAATTGGCCACTACATCTTGGATCAGAGCGATATCGTCTGGATGTAGGAGTAGCGTGTGACGCTGATTATATTTTTGAAGAAATACAGTCATCAGAGTGAGATCATTCGAATGATATTCGAAATGCTCTTCGAACGCTACTGCATCTGGAGTCTTGAAACCATAAATGGAACTATCGTTGTTACGTTGCATCATGTTAATAGACCTTTCTAGTGGGGACATTCCATTGACTTTGGAGAGTAGTTAAATAGATATTCACAAAACGAGATAGCGCTCTCCAGTGTATCAGCGATGCACATATGACCAGAGTGGTGTATGTAGTGGATACCTTCTACACCAGTTTTCTCATATATCACATCAGTACGAGTACCCAACAGAGTACTCGGTATGTTAGTCTTATATCGCGTAAAGCCGGTACCTCGGATAGGATTAATTATGTATCGATAAGTTGTGTCATCTACATACTCCTGTACTGGATGGATCACGAAGTGTGCTGTATCTAGATCTCCAAAACTACCATGAGGTATAGTAGTCGGGGAGATCATGATTCTATCGTCATGAGTGAATTGTTTTGCTGTATAATAATACTTAGCTTTAGCTATGATAGACTCAGCTGCATGAAAACATGCTCTTTCTAATAAATTAGAAATAAGAGCGACTGTCTCATTAAACTTCCTATCGCACACCACTTTCGTATTCTCAGAAGAGATAGGGCGCATATTGGCTACTAACTCTGAGATTACAGTAGGACCAGCTATATCACCATTGTCCACTAAGTCGATAGGATGTATCCATCGGTTCTTGATGACACTTGCTACTTCCTCTAGGAGGTGAATGGTTTCATTACCCTCTTTAAAAGTAGTAGGTATGTTAATGGCCGTTAAGTACGCTCGATAATAATGACGCCATATAAGGCCAGCACTACTCAGTCGGTGTCCGTCATCATCTCTAGGAGTATCAGCCATATGGTGATCATAACGTCTGGTGGTGTGATCATACACATCTCCCACATCGACTACGAAATCAGCTGTATCTAGTATAGCTTTATCCCGACTACGTATAATCTCATGATTCTTGAAGATAGTGGTCAGGATTGACACAGCTACGATTTCATCTTCGTGCCAGCGGCCAGAATGACTTGCTATTTTTATTAAAGGGATATTCATGATTATGTTCCAATTACTCTACTACATATCAGTAATATAGGGACATCTCATCTTTGAAATTGGTTAGTATGGAACAGTGACTTTTTCTACCATGTCATGATGGGTTGTATTATAAAAATTAAGTATCATCCCCATTTAAAAATATATAGATTATCATGTGAGAGTACTTGTTCTTTAACCGTTTATTTTTGTACCGGAGAGTCTACTATGTTTCATGTATCATTGTCACTTGGGTTTATGATTTTCCTAGCATTAATTGTTGTATGGATGATAGGTCTTCCTCATTGTAAACAGGCTTTCCTTATAGCTAAAGCTAGTACTGAAGACGATGTGGAAAAGCTAGCTCGATATCTAGCTAGTAAAGCCTGTAAAGAAAAGACATGTGTGGAATCTGTATGGCAGATGTTTATCCCAGCAGCACATAAACTCGTGGATGACTATAATACCAAGCGACGTGATATCCTGGACATCCAGCATAATCTATTTACACAGCACTGATGGTTATATGTAGAGACCCCATCTGGGGTCTCTACATATGCAAATATTACGATACAATTTTACCCATGGTAATACCAGTTTGATCCATATATTTACCACCTCTGGTACTATATGGAGTCTCACATTTATCACTGCCTTTTAAGAAGACAAATTGGGCAATCCCTTCGTTTGTATATACTCTAGTGGGAATAGACGAATTGTTAGTGACTTCCACCACCAATTGTCCGCGCCACCCTGGCTCCATCGGTGTTACCAAAACATGGATAGACGACCGGGCGTATGTGGATTTCCCCAGACATAGAGCTATTACGTCATCTGGGATATCAAAGAACTCGTTGGTATATCCCAATGCAAATCCATGTGGAGGTAGGATGAAACTATCTCCTTCTACTTCATAGAAAAAATCAGGGTTTGGATTCTTGGGATCCAGTACAACACTATCTGATTTTTCGAACTCATCTACTTTTTTGAGCCATTCTTTCGCCTGCGTATCGTCGAATAGATCGATCGAATTTTCTACGCGATATTTTGCACTGAACTCGTCGACAATTGTCTGGGGGTCCTTGGCGATCTTTATTTTAGGAGCCAATGTCGCGTCATAGCCATACGACGATAGTCCATATGAAATGACTCCATGTTCTTTTAGCTTTTCGTTAAATGGAGTGATCATAGGTCTATCCGATTGTAAACATAAGTCTCTGATTTGATGATCAGCTAGTACACCGGGTAGAAAAGCGTTATTATTAATAGTCATATATGACTCCTTTTATCTAGTAGATTACTATATATTAATGGGGTTAGTAGCGATAATATTGATCAGACCCTTAGGGTAGTCCCCTATTTACCAAAAGGACTTATTTCTATGACCACAGGTATCAACGTCGAAGGCTTTGTCATAGACTCAGCTTTTGTCGATCAGTCTAAAGCTATCAATGGTATCTTAGTGGACGATAGTGTCAATGTAGCATCGCTTACTCAAAAAGCACTGAAGTACTTTAATGTACCAGAAGTATTTGCTGACACCAGACTCCCTAACACGCGTGATGTAAATTGGGTGGCTACCACTAATCCCAAAATAGTAGTAGACCAGACTAGCTTCGGTGATTTCATCACTACAGTCAATGCATTAGGTACTCCCATTACCCAAGGTCTTTTTAAGATCGTGGATAAACTAATCTTTAAATATAATTCAGCTGTATCTCACGCTACGCTAGAAACCTTTCTTACAACGGATGTCGCTACATCTGGTATTTATATACCAGGTACTTTTCAAGTAGCTACCAGGATACTGACTGATACGGTATATCTATCTCCTGGTATTACCAGCAGTGTACAAGTACCTGTGTTTGTAAGATTTTCAATCGTCGTACCTAGTGGTTCTACCACTAAACAATATGACCTTACTTTATTTGTAGCGGCTGATGAGTTTATTACTGGATACAGTGAATCTACTATCGTAGCTGTAGTACCCCCACTGTCCTATAACACTATCTACAGTGCATCATTGGTCGCAGCAGTAGACAATGTGTTTGCAACTGGTGTGATGTCTGCTAACCTCTCTTATAACACGTCTCATGTGGTGCTAGGTAACACTACTGTTTCTGGTATGGTGGAATACAATGTTATCCTAACCGATGCTAGTACTAACACTGTGGCTATACCTTTTAACATTTTGTATAAGGGTAGGAGTCCATCTGGTATCGAGATAAGGACGGCTGTACGCAATGCTGTCCTAGCTAGTGGGATCGGAGATCAGACTGGATGGAAATCTCGTATCCCTGGTCTGTTTGTATTAGGTAGGTTTTATATCATCCCACTGTGGGATAAGACCTATACTAAACCCGATCAAGTACTCTTCCCCAATATCACTAAGTTCTCAGACATGAATTCCAAGACTAATGAGATACTACAATCATTGGCATATGGCGATGTCAGTAGCTATATCGATGTATTTTCAGCATATTACAATAAGATGCTGTTAACAGCTGTACCAGATATGTCAGGTGCACTGAGTGTATATCATCTATCTCAGATTATACCTGATTATCAAGACTTCTCACCTACTGAAGATAACTATTCATACATGAATACGGTCACTAAGAATTTCTCATCGGCGGTGAATACTATTCTTGCGCTTGAGACTAATAATCAGACATCGACTTCGTATTACACGACTACTGAAAACCTACTCACGTTTTACTCATTTACTGTGGGTGAGTATGAGATGTGTGTTATCACGAAACTTTGCTATGACACTATCATGGAGAGTGTGGTATGATAGTACCGAGTGTAGGTACCACATGCGCATTTGTATTCACATCTAGGTTCACTATACTCGATGGAGTTTATAAGGTCAGAGCTGAAGTCACTTTTACCAATGCTATTTCCTCTGGTGTGGATTTTGTAGAAAATCTATACACTCCTGTAGGATTGAGTAGTGGTGACTTTAGTACTGACTATGCGTCATATACCAAAGATCGTGTGTTAGTATTAGAAGCCGTGGCTGATAGTACTAAAGTGTTTTACATCCCAGAATCTCTATTTGCTAAAGTACCAGATCCTACTATTAAAGAATACTATTCTTTAATCATGGTAGTCAATCTAGGAGTGCATAAAAACACTCAAGTAGTGATCCCGCTTATAGATTCCATAAAAGATACCGTGCAAGCTTCGCTGGGTGTAACTGACCCAGTTTATGTCGCTACTAATCCTGATAACAAGGTGTATCTCACAGATACTCAGTATCAAGCACTAGTAGTAGCAAGAGAGGCTAATGTACAACAACTAGTACCATTGAGCGTACAGCTCAAACAAGAGCAGGATAGAAATACCATACTAGCTACTAAGGTGGCTTACTATGAGAATCTTATCGCTCAATCACATGCTTAGTGATATCTCACTTATCGTTAAGCGGAAAGGATCCGTCACATGACGTCATATTCTATTCCTGACGTGACAGGTGTGAACCCTGATTACTTACAGGTCAATATCGGTTTTTATGTATATCAAGCAGGGGTGAAAATATCATTTGTTAATTCTCCTGTGTTTGCTGAATCCTTAGTAATTAAATTAACTGACAAAAGTGGTATCACATTAGACAGAGATATCGATTGGACAGTCAATACTGACGATATCGACCAGATGGCTATGTCTCAAGCTCATCTAAGTGATACTAACTTTACAAAAACACTCGTGAAGTCCATTACGCTCATCTCGAATAAGGCACTGCATAAAGCAGTCGCTATGACCTACCAGGAGTTCTATCTAACTGCGCCTGGTAGAACATTCGATGATGGACGACCTATTGAGTTCTCACCAGACATACTCAAACAGCTCATGAGTGGTCTTAGCGAAGTACGTCAACAACTAGCTGGAGTCACATCACCAGTCGCTACAACACTAGGAGCTCCAGCTCTACTACCACTTGATATCAATAAACAACTAATTGGTAATGTTATCACCAATGAAGTCACCACGGTGAACACGGTGGTTGGAGCTAAAGTAATTCGCCCACTACAAGGGGCATACTTTGCTGACTCACTAGTGCTGACACATGCTGGTACTACTCTCCAACCCACCACTGATTATATCCCTATAGTCACATCACCGATGACTAAACAATCCACTAATACTAGTGGTATTTATCAGTTCATCTTACTGGTAGGATCGTTCACAGGGGATATCACATATACGTATCATGCCCTAGGTGGTGAAGTACAACAAGAAGATATTAAGTCAGTATATCAGTCTATAGCTGCTGTACAGACATATCTTACTGATGGTGCTTTTATCACAGCTGATACGATTACCACGACACCATCATTTAGAGCTTTTAATGCTCGCCTAAATGCACTGGAGACTAACATGCGTACTTTACTAAGTGGAGCTCCTACATACGGAGATGCTACTGCTGGTATTACTACTACTCGAGCGATAGCTGCTAGCGACTCTAACTTCCACTGGTACAATATCGCTAAGCTCTATCAGGTCACTGGATCGACTGATATCGTCACAGCGGATCAGTTCAAGGGTCGTGTATATCTACCTGGTTCTAAGGTAGCCATTACGTTTACTGTGGACTTTAATTTGTTTCAGACTCGTAATACAGCATCCTTTAAGACTGAGTCATTGGTATTCGATCCTCTTTACACCCTATTCACTGACATCTCAGTTAGTGCTCCTGTGTACCCACAACTTCGTGTTGTTTGGAACAACGTAGGTGGTGTATTCTCTGGGGCACTACTCCAGTTCGGTATCCCATTGACCGCATTGAGTGATCAGATGGTAGTCGAAGATATGTCGACTACTGAATCATGTTGGGTACTAGATCGCACCAATGAGATTGTCACTGGTGTCACTCCAGTTAACAACAGCCCCAAGGACAGTGGTTTCCTATTGCCCGATACTACATCGACGTGGTCATCAGCTGGCGGAAATTCGTATTCCAATACGTATACGCCTCCTTACGATGAGGGCTATTTGGTATATGCGGGTTCCTCTGTGACTCTCAACAACATCAACACATCAGCTTCCACCACTGGTTTGTTTACGAGTGTATTGCCTAGCTACATTCAAGTGAGTAAGGTTAAACAGATCATCGTGACGCTGACCTCGGCTAATGGTAATATCATTTACGATACTGTCGTCCCGATGACGCGGGCTAGCGGTAGCGTGCGTACTGGTGCTGCTATCTCGACTGCATCCAATGGTTATATCGCTGAGATGTCAGCTACGCTCACACAGGTGGTAGGAGGTAACTCCACGGTATCTCTTAATCTGGTGGACACTTCTATCTCACTACTGACGAGTCTCTCGACTAACATGACTGATATCATTCGGTATATTCGAGTAAAGGTGTAAGCTCATGATCTTTGCTCACATTGGATCTACCACTATTAGAAATGTGATCGGATTTGAATGTGGGACTAGAGCTTTGTTCGATAAGCTCCATGGGGGTGATCCTCTCTGGTTATTTATCGATCAACCTAACGCCCGTAATCGATCCGATCTACCTGGGTTCTTACAGCACCCTACTAACTATCGAGTAGACAAGAACAACAATCTTCGATTGATATAAAAAATAAACCATGTGAGAGAGGGGCAATGCCCCTCTCTCATCATGTCGTCATCGTAAAGCATTGATTAGCGACTTCACCACCACAGTAGTTTAGGCATATGTCATATAGCTCATGTTTTCTAGAAACGACTTCTCGGTTGATACTAGCAGCTTCTAGATAATGTATACCTAGCTCTCTAGTCATCTCCGCTGGATTATTGAGCATATAGAAGTATGGTAAGAGTGGTTCGCATGGATAGTCCATACATAACTCATAGGTGAATAAAGCTTCTATAATTTCACGAGAGAGTGCTTCTATACCTAGACACCACATGAATTCTTTAATCAAATGGTTCTGTCTTCTAGAAGTATTGTCTCTACGTTCTTTTAACTCTTTCATATCGTCATAAAAACGACCTATGTTTCTAAACATGAATGAGTTTGAATTGTACAAAGTAGGAGTACCATCTATCAGTGATGCAAACTCACTTTCGATGAGAAATGTACTGATGTCTATATAGGATTGATTATTAGGATGGAGTAGGATAGACTCTAAGTCTTTATCTTTGTATCCCCAGAATCTACCATCTGTTATCATATTAAACGGTCTATCCATATCTGGGTTTTCCGCCATGACCATATAAGGATCCACATCAGGTCCTATGTAGTTTACTATGTCCTCATTGAACTCAGATGATAATAGACTGGTTTCAGCCAGTCTTTTAAACCTACTAGCCAATGTCAGTCCACATTGTTGATTGGTACAATACACATCCATCCCATCAGTCACTAATGGTTGGAAGCATTTGCATATAGTTTCTCGAGTGTGTAAATTACTTTCTGAAATGATATCAGAAAATTCACCCACCACCAGAAGATCCCTGGAGTAGTTTGTAAGATCTACTGCTACGACATCTTCTGGTGATACAGTGGTTAAAAATAACTTTTGGTCAGGAAACATATATCTATTACTCATATCGAACAGACTCTTAACGAGCTCATCCTGTTCTAGTGAGGTCACAGATATATGTTTCTTCCCTGATACTGAATTAGTATCATAGACATCTCGTACGGTGATAGTATTCAACATATGGTCACCCCTTATAGGAGATAAACTCCACGAGATCGAAAAGATTATAGAAGTTATCAGCAGCCTTCATCAATGAATCAGACATACCTTTTGTCTTAGGATTATGGATCCCTAATACAGATACCTTCATATCAGCGATAGATTTAAGAGTGTTTACTAGAGGCACAAAGTCTTCATCGCATGTACCTAGTATTACGTGGTTGATAGTGTTCGGTAGAGATAGTGCTCCGATAGTGATCTCTATGTCCATATTACCTTTTACGACTGGATTACCTTCATGGTTAATATACCGATTTAAATCTTTGGTGTATACCTGATACTGACGTTTAGTCATGTAGGATAACCAGTCGCTTACAGATGGATCATTGCGATCGACGGCTGAATAAGCTATCATCTTCTTCACGTCACATCTGCTACCGAATATAGTCTTTAGTTTACCATAGTCTATACGAAAACCATTGTTCTTAGCTCGTTTGTAAAGATTGTTAATGTCTAAGATTAAAGCAGTAGCTTGTATAGATACTAGACCAGGTAGTTTATCGTTAATGATGAGTTCATTGACTACATCTTTGATAGGATGATTCTCATTACTCATCGGATAGTCCTATGTCTAAATAACTTTGCTCTACTACCATAAAGCATGGCTCTCTTCTGTGCGTAAGATTGGTGCTGCGGGATGCAGGACAGATGTAAATATACATACTCAGGTGTGTTTTCAGGTAATCTTCTAAGCCTACCTAGAAACTGAATATTTCTATTCTCAGCACCAGTATTCTCGAACACAAAACACGTCCTCAACCTCTTCACATCCCTACCCGTGCCCGCTGAGCCAGGAGTACTTAAGATCATGTCATACTTCTCTAGTACATTAACTGGTATACCAGAATAGAATGAAGTGACGGTTTTATTGGGAAACTTCTGTTTCAGAATACCCTTTAGGTGGTCACACATTTTAGTGGTCGAACACAAGAATAGAAACTTCTCACCATCATCAGCTAGGTTGATATAGTGCTCCCTAATGATTGGTAGAAACGCATCATTAACAAGACTATCTAATACTTTCCTACCTCGACCCAATAGCCATTTCTCAAAGTTTACCTGACTATATCCCTGAGGACTAGAATAATGAAATGGTTTAATCAGATATCCACCAGATTCATATGCGTACGATGTGACATTACAATACGGTTCATTCTCACCACCTGTAAACTGCACATTTCTTGGTAGATGCTGATCGAATATGTTTTTAACAAATGGATCATTTGCATTAAACGTAGCTGTAATGGGGATGAATATAGCTGGGTTCAATATTAGATTGATCAGATAGTTTGTGTAAAAATGTTCATGAGCTTCATCAGTACCCACGATACCGATACCTAGTTTCTCACACATCTCAGAGGGATGAGGTAGATGTTGATAGCCAGGGCCGTAGTCTAGATACAAACGAATGGTCTTAGTTGAAGCTAAGATGACTTTAGGTTTTATTTGTTTGTCTATCTGGTTAAATAGCTTAGTAAGAGCCCCCACACCCTGTACGACATAGATATCATCTTCATCCAAGGTAGTGTACTTTTTCATCTCATCTACCCACTGACTGAGCCGACTAGTCATGGTAGTCATAGATCGAGTACCGATATTTTTAAGCGACCAAATATAGCTCACGGTGTTATGTGTCACGATGTAATCGTCTGTGATATAGAGATGATCAGGATGATCTACCATGATACATTGAGTTTCTTCTTTGCCAGTGTATTTTATTTCAGATATATACGGATTTATAGATAGATTCCCGCCTATACTTTCACTAGGAATCGGTACGTTGAGTTTCGTACCTGTATTGAGTAGAGCGATGAGGTCTTCGGTGGAAATCACTTTCCAGTCAATCCCATCGGATACTTTCCATAGATGAGTATCATCGCATCTAGTAGATCGACCATCTTCGAATATAACGCTATATGTATCTCTTAGTCCCTGAGGGTATATACCCACCACTGGGGCACTACCACCATCAGGAGTGGATACGAGCTCACCGAGCTTTATATCCCCCATAGTGGTCCATCCAGATGGTGTCTTGATGGCAGCCGATGCAGGTTGACCTTTCCCAACACCTGTAGCCAATGCTAATCCGCGTAGGTGACCACTCTCCGGATTAGATAGATACTCTACAGCACCCTTCTGTTTATCGTTCTTATAATCCACCCAGGGAAGCATTAGGAATTCGATTGGTGTACCTACTACTCCATCTTTGTGGATTATTTTACACTGTAGAAAGTTTCTCTCTAGAAACAGTATGAAATTAGGTAGATCGTATTTAGGAAAGAAACAGAGTTCTTCCTTGGGATAGAAATGAAAATACTCATTAACAAGGAGCCACCGCTGAGCTCCGCGATCGTACTGGTTGTGTTCAAACTTTCTGGAATACTCAGTGATACCCAGAGAGGTACCTTTGATGATACCTCTCTGGTTAACAGCGACACTGAATCCCATGCTCGTTACGGTAACGTCTACATGAGACATGTATCATACCTTCTCTTTATTACAATGGTTCTACTTCTAGAGGACTACCTGTCATCAGTGGCCAGTTCTCATCTCTCTCTATGAGATCCTGATATCCCATATATTCGTCTAAAATTCCCGTGTTCTTGTGAGTAATAAAAGTTACAGGCTTAGTTGTAGCGATATTGAAGCGTTCAAATGCTGCCAATGCACCTACAGACCTCATAGGAATAATCTTTCCTAATGTCCCAAACATTACTTCATCTGGGTTGGTCATCTCAGGAATCTGGAAGTCACTCTTACTGGTAACCAGACATGCTCGTGCCAGACACGAAACGTGCGTGACATGAGTATTCACTCGTGGCCAAATCAACCTAGTGAGATCTCGCATGAAGTCATTCATGGATGTATATCGTTCCACCTGATTATTAACCAGGATCCTGAACTTATCCACAAATCGCTTAATGGAGTTATTCACCACAGTACACTGCATGACTGGTGCCTCTGGATCGATGTTTCTTAGCATTAACCAAGCTACACCGTCTTGAGTGATGAGATCTTCTGGATGCTTCCTGATGATCGAGAGTATTTCTGGTGATAGGTGAGGATATGTCTTGACCTCACTACTCATGGATGTACGAGCACCATACTTTTCGATCTTACCATCTTCCTTCACTTCACCAATGGTCATGTATTTAATATCAGTGAAGTAAGCAGCATGTAGATCCTTTTCTGAGACATAGTACTGGAGATCATTGATCTTAGATATATCTCGTTGTTGAAATCCTAAGGCTAGTGTCTTAGTACGCTTACGCATACTAGGTCGTAGGAAGATGTCATTGGTAGTAGACATGAGGACGTCTTGTAGTTCATAGGGGATGTCATACTCAGCAGCATCTGTGGAGATGAGATGCTTAGTCGACAACACCTGCTGAGCTACTGGAGCACCCGTGTTCACATTTGATAGAAAACCTACGTTACCATTCTTGGAGAATGATTTGGTAATCGTACCACCACATACTTCACAGAAACCATCTGTCCATAGGCATTCTGGTACATCTCGAAACTTTACACTCTTTCCGATGACCATGTCATAACGTTCTTCTGTGAGCTCTAGGAGCTCACCTCCATCCGATAGGAAGAACTTACCGATGAAGTGTTTAACCGTCTTCTTACATGGCTCGTAGGTGCCGTACACAGTAGATCCACAGTCACCTGGATATAGATGCCACATCACTGAGTTCTGGATATGGATCTTACGATTCACATACTGAGTATTGGACATCTGTCGTTTGTTATAGTGGGTGGCTTTAGAGGCCGATCTACTTTCGATTGCGTGATCGAGTATATCTCTCATACCAGATAGAAATGATCCTACCACTGGTCGTAAGAAGATATGATCATCCGTATCAGTACGAGGACCAGCAGATAAGATGAACTGATGGAACTGACCTTTCTTAAGTGCCCCACAAATCAATGGACCATAAAAGACATTGTTCTTTAGTTCACTACCAGATAGTAGTTCATCGACCTTATTGCTCTGTTTCTTAAAGGCTGTTTCCATCCGATTGATATTACCATCTTCGATATCACCATAATCCATAGTACAGATAGGCTTGACCTCATCCTGTAGAATTGTATCAGCGATAGCAAAGATATCCATCGTACGAATAAAACTACCCATGTGGGTGTAACAAAGATTGAGGAGATTGTTTGCAGTCATGATGATATCATGTCCCAACTCCTCTCTAGTATATCCCATATCTTCTAGAGTGCGACTGATTAATGTCAGCCTATCGGCGTGTACAGCTGCGCCATATATGCCTTCTAGTAGCAGATGCTTTTTGTGGATAGGTCGGTGACGCTTAATCAATGGCATACACATGATCAAATTGATGAGTAACCATCTACCAGGTAGAGCGACTTCTCCATCCACACATGGTATTATAAACTGAGTATCTCTGTTTTCTACTAGATACGTTCTAAAATCACTAGTCAATGCATCCTGAGGGTCATAAGGGATTGGTACCACACTCATGAGTTCGACCTTTCTTTATAATTACTTGGATAGGTGAGGGGAGTGAGCTAACACTCCCCTACTAGATCACATCTCAGCGTCTTCTACATCATCCGATTCTTCTTCTACATTGAGCATCTTTTGCATCTTAGCTCGCTTTGTAGAAGATCGTTTCACTGTTACTTCATCATCAGAATCCACTGGTGGATTACTACTGTAGTTTACGATATCAGTATTCCAAATAGATTCCTCGAGCTCCTTAGGTACGATCAATGCATCTACCTTAGTGTTCTTAGTCTCTACACCTAATGTGGCTGTGATATTGTGGTATAGTCTAAGCACAGCACTCGAACGCATGAGTTCACCATTGGACATGGGGATACGCTTAATCCTAGTAGGATTATCACACAGTAAGATGGACTGAATAGTGTTAGTGACACCATTAGGTGAGTTAGACATTAGGTTCTGGAACCTAGTGACTTCTTTGATGTCACAATCCATGGACATGACTCGCAGCTCGTCCTCACCATATCGATATGGATTGATACTCACTGGGAAGTGTTTAGTCTCGAATGATGATTTGGTAGGGATACCGATGTGATTAATCATCGCAGGACCAGGAGCAAAGATCTCAGGGATTTTGTGGAGATGGATGATATACTTAGACCCGATAGCAAAAGATGCCTCAGTGATAAACTCCTTATAGCTTCCATCTTCTTGTATAGATTTATACTTGATAGGAGTAGATCTGACATTCCATTTGGTTTGCCATTTCTTGATATTGACTAGAGCATTCCAGAACTCTTTGTCATCAGGACATAGTTTATCTAGGAATGGAGGGATCCAGATCTTAGGAGATGTCTCAATCGCATCCTTAACGATACCCTTCCGATCTTTAGCTGTTACGCATACTTCTCGGATACGAGTTTCGTAATTAGGATTAACATCACCATACCAATCCATTAGTTTCTCAAAGGCAGCTTCAGATCCTTTAGAAATATTGATCGAATCTACTTCGCGTCTTACAAACTCACTGATTCGGTTAATACCTACCTCATACAGCTGACCAGGATTATTACGACCAACTGGTGAATTCATATCCACCCACAGATCGGCTCTGATCCCATATTCATCTACAGGCATACAGTCATCTGGATAGATACATCCGACGACTCCTTTCGTTACCTTCAGTATAGTTCGTTAGACTATACCCGCAGCACTACCTGCAGCTACATGTCTCCATGTAGACGAGACCATATCTTCATCCTCTACTAAGAGTAGGATGCTCTCCATTTCGGACTCACTTGAGTCCTACGTCTGTCCGACTGGTCGTTGAACTTGTTCCATATCTAACACGATGATTAGACTTAGGAGCTTAGCTGCGGATTGTCCCTATCTTTCGAATTTTTACTATATCGTAGTGATTAGCTACGCCCTAATCTATCTAGTTTCCTAGGATTAGTTAGTATCGAAAGCTTGGTGGGATCTTCCCGTCAATTAGAAGAGTTATCATTAACCATCTCGGATTAATGAGCCAATAATTTAGCACCCATTAAGTCAGTAAGCTTATCGCCATTACTCACGACTCGAGGAGTAGTATATGTAACGATAGCTTGTAAGAAGTCTACAGTCTGCCCCTTAGCACCTTCGATATCGAAGTTCTTCATCTCTTTCCTGAAGTCGGCTTCTAATGAAGGTACTTTAGCTCCTTGTGCAATCATCCGATAAATAGCTGTCGTTACCAGAGTATTCATCTTCTTACTAAGGAGATGTTTGCCTTTGTATTTCAGATACGTAGAATAGATATCTTCCCAGCACTTAGTGTTGTTACGCATATAGTTCAATGCTTGATCATAACAGTCATTGATTTTATTGCGATTGACATTAAATGTGATATCTACGATTTTAGCATTAGGTTCTACATAAAGGATATCATCCTGAAGCGGTAGAGGTTCTCGTAGAGACGCTGGATCAGAGTCGGCTATACATGTGGTCCAGTGACTAGGACGGAAGCCACACAGTGCCCCATCGGCTCTTACATGACTACCGATATCAGGTAGAAACTTCTCAGCATATTCATCACCATTTAGATTCAATGGACGACGATCCTGACGACAGTCGATTACGATCTGTGATACCTGCTGAGTCTGTAGCTTTTCAGCGGCGCTCCTACTGATGATAAATGCATCCTCGATAGTCTCTGGAAAGGATCCATAGACTACATTGAGATTAGTACCTAGACAATACTTATTACCCTGCACTGCCGGTGAGTGTGAAATAGTAGTGTTCTTATCTAGAATCTCTCCAGGAACAATACGATGTTTATTGATTTCTTCAGGGATGAATCCAAACCCATTGGTTCCCATGAAGTAACGATCGATCGTGAAGTAGTCCAGTTCCCTTTTACCATTAGGTAGAAGGTTGAGTACGATCACGTAGATCTGTGGACAACTATCAATTCCTTTTTGTAGAAAGGCTGGTTGATACTTGGGGATGATCTTTACGATCTCGCAGTCATGTTCACGACGAGATGGGTTAATCGTATGTTCGATAAGTTCTGATTCTACACCAGTAAATATTTTATTGAATTCTGGTTTATCGATTACCATAATTTGAGCAAGGTGATGACCAAGCATCGCAACACGACTGGCTGACGTGTGCTGAGCAAATGGTGTTAATACGCCAGGAACCCCCAATAATCTGGTATCACTGCGAACGTTGTTGAGAGAAGGGTAGTCTTTACCAATAGATAACATTATGATCAATCCTTATGTTGTTAGTAGCCTATCGGACAAATCCTGCGATATAAAGTACCGCAACGATTATCAGTACAATAATCAGACACCACTCTGCTACAGTAGGGTTTGTACCAATACTCGGACGATCGTGTTGATCATTATCATCATCGTACATATACTGATCCTTCTATTTGGAGTCAATTTAATAATATAGCGATTCATCGTTGATGATTTGTCGATGACTTATTCTGGATATACATACAACATCATCATGTCGTCTAATATATTTATTTAGTATATAGTCTATATTTTTTGAGGTAAATATAATGGGTTTATCTACATTAATTAATTCATCGTTAAATTCCACTGTATCTGACGACCAAGGATCGTGGCGTACGTATATCTTAGACCATCTAGATTATCTCAATCTTAGATCAGAAGTCTTCGCCATCGAACCTGAACTTATGAACATATATCGATATGATTTAAAACGGTTCTTAAAGGACTATATGAAACGTCACGAGGATATCGCATGGATAGTCTTACTCATGAATAATCTAGCTAATGATTTTTCATTCGATACAGCGATGAACATCATTATCCCTACGGATAGATTAGTCTTAAATCTACACATGTCTTATGTGACTGTGACTAGTAATAGCAATTAAAAGGATATGGATAGACAGTGTGGTGGGATTACCCACCACACTGTGACTATGTTTATTCGGTTATACTTTAGTCGTCTCATTACGAACGAGACCTTGTATGTAGATAATTAACCATATAAATGGAGTTTCCACATGAATAGTATCCCACTCTACTTTAGTAGACTCTTCAGGTACATGATAAGGTATAACCTGGATAGACTTCATGATACGAGTGATTAGAGTATTGAGTACTCGAGCATCAAAGTTACTACCCAGTCGAAAGTGCAGGTCGATGATCTTAGTAATACCAGATTGATCTCCAAGCTCCAGTGATCTCATGAGCTTAGAGTATTGATCCATACTCACCAATGATCTAAAGTTCATACTGCATAGCGCCCACTGCCATGTACCCACATCCGTACCTAGATTCATACATAATTCATCATCGCCATTTCGAAAGATTAAACCTTCTACGATGATAAACTTGAGTACGATATCTCGGATGGTGGCTAGGTCAGTACGATCAGATTCATCTGTGTATTCTAGTAGATTATCGATTGTATTCTGATAAGTCTCAGTTACTACAAAAGGATTGTAATATGTGTAGATAGTCATGTATAAATCCTCTTATACGACTGGTAGATTAGTAACGATGTTAGATGTATCTATGTCACTACTATTATTAGCATTACTCACAGATCCCTCCAGAGGGTCACTCAGCGTCACTGGTTGATAAGCGCCACCCAAGGAGCCTTTAGCTAGTTTAGCTACTCTAGTGGCTCCTGAGACCAGTGTACCCATAACCTTAGTAGCTATCGCATTGAGACCTATGACTCCACCCACTGCGAACACCGCATCGCTGACAGTATTAAGAGCAAAGCTACCTGCGTTGATAATGACACTACCCGTCTTAGCTATATTGAGTACTGTAAGTGGACTGTCGATGACCACTCTCTCACCAGACTGAATAATGATACCTTTAGGTACTTTGATGATACAGTGCTCATTATCAAACAAGAAAGTAGCACCTGATTGGATATTAACCTGAAACTTAGGAGATCCAGATTTAGCCCCAGTGTCCAGATAGATCCGATTACCAGGACTCTTACCATTATCCGTGATACAGAATGTACCATTATCTAGATCAGCTTCTACCGCCATCCCCACTGCTTCACCATTTACCGATGAGGTCTTGAATCCCACTTTCTTACTGTGCGAATCTAGATAAGCGGTGTAACTATTGGTATCATCGTTAGCGGTACCTGGTTTAGTAGGATCTGTAGCACTGACTTGGAATACCACTCTATCAGTGGTTCTATAATCAGCACCTTTACCAGTAGTCCTCCAGGAAAACTTATCCTGATCACCTACCTTGTAAATCTCCACTGGTTCACCTTTGCGTACCATGGGAGGATACTTCATGTTACTCTGACCATCCCAGGTCGCAACGATGTGGTTAGATGAGGTGATAGTACTTTTAATGGGATTACCAGATCGGTCTTTCAGAGATATATTAACATTAGTGACACCAGATCCCACGGTACCGCTAGCAGCAGCTGGAGTAATGTCTGGACAGATGATTTCTAATGTAGTACTATCTTCAGCTAGATCTTGAGCAGCTACCCCTAGATACACAGTGTAGGGAGTAGACCTAGTGGGACTAGTCATGTGAGTATTCCTAATAAAAAAATAGGTAGGGATAACACCCTACCTAGGTTAACTATAGATACCATCCTACCGCCATAGTACTCATCATGAGAATGGGGAGTGAATAGTAAAAACAAAGATGATTATTATTGAATTCATCTTTTATTGTGATTGCGATTTCTTCATAGCTATTCTTAGATATCGTAACACTAGACCGATGGTCAATGATTCTAGATACATCCAGACTATATGATCTAATGTAGGTAGAAACTACCTCTACAAACAATGATCGGAGGGTGAGTATTCTTTTTTCTTGATCATCGCAGTGATGTTGGAAAATACTACGGAATGGATCATCATAGTGACCTAACATACCTAGAGTATTGTTACCTGACATGATGTTTAGTAATGACATACTAACATTCATGTTCAGTGGACAACTCGTCATGATCCGTACCACTAGATCTCTAAATAATTCATGGTTAGGATATATAGATAATTCACAAACTTCATCTTTGAAGTTGAGTTCTTCATACATGAACCATCTATTGTGATATATCTGTACCATCGGATGAATTGTCTGTAACTCAATTAATGGCGATCTTAGATATTTCTCTTCGTATAGAGCTATAAACACAGGTAGGTTGTGTTTCAATATAGGGTGATATTGAGATAGAAACTTCCAGTTCATCTTACCATCTAGATAATCTTCAGAAAGACATCTCACATAATCAAATGTAGCATCTTCACCGAAGATAGGAGGTACTACGATGGACTCACCCGGAGAGCGATGTCCCATCGGTACTTCTTCGCCGATGAAGTTAGTTATAGAACAAACTGGTGTGTTGGTATCAGAATATCTACTGACTGCTCTAGGAGATATACCGATAATAGATTTATCTATAGATGTCAACTTGGTGTATAAACACAGTGTTTCTTTATGATCCACATTGAATACAGTTTCGAATACATACGACTCATCTTTACTTAGATGAATTGTTTTATATAAGTCATATGGTATTTTAGTATCGACTTTACTACCTAGTACGATAGGTGGTTGATCGGTCTGGATACTAGGCCAATGTAAAAAATTATTAGTCTGTAGATTTGTGGGTAGGGTATTCGATGTAATTACTACCTTCCTAGTGTCGATTGGCGTACCTATCGGTTTGGGTAATCGTACTATATCTAATAGCATATCGATTTCTACCTATGACATAGTAGTGGATAGAGTGGGACCATGGTCCCACTCTATCGATCTATCAGAAGTACCGACGAGTAGACTGCGGACTACCGAAATTTGACGAAGGCGATAGATTGAGTCCACCTGAACTATATCCACCACCATTATTACCAAAGTAGCTGCCGCCCATCCCAGTATTTGGGCGGTTGAATCCTAGACCGTTACCACGCATGCTATCACTGTTAGGACGCAGTGATGGAGCCATCGGATCGATCGCTTGGTCATTGATCACATGAGGACGGAAACGACCTCCTGTATCAGCTCCACGATTGATCACCAGACCACCACTGATGGGAGGCTGACTACGACGACCCAACTCATCGACCACGTGAGGTCGAAACTTAGGACCACCGACATTGAGGTTATTACCACCACTCAGATTCAATGTGGGGGTGTCTACAGTACTGGTGTCAGTCAACTGTTTACGAGGAGGTACTGGTTGTACCATATGCTTAGCAATAGCATATGCAAATGATGACCGATCCAGTACTGCCTGAAGTTCACCCAAATCAATAGACTCACGTTCGGCTAGTACACCATCGATAGCAAATGCTTCTGGGATGACATCGTTGAACTTGGTATACAATTTGAGATATACAGTAAGTGTGGTCCACAGCCGAGCTGATGTCTTAAGATCAGGATCATACGTGACAGAGAACGTCGCTAGGTCAGAAGGATCCTTGATGCCCAACACACCCATGATCGCAGTCTTGAAAGCCAGTAGAGACTTCTTACGAATATCCTTACCAAACTTCTCATCCCACTTAGGATCAGTAAGTGCATCGCACATTACCTTAGCTGTCATCTGACGATTGAGATAAGGTACAAAGATGAGATCGTCATCTTTGTTTGATGCGATCCGCTCGAGAATCTTAGAGAACTCCTCTTCAGTCTTCTCATCGATCGCATCAAACAAAGTCAGCTTCTTATCCACATGAAGACATGTCATCCGCACAGCACTATGCGACAACTTATGATCATTGTCATCGGCAGCCAGCGCTTCCTTATGATCAATCACCTGACGTACTATATACATGAGTACGGTACTAAGATTCAGGTTAAATGCAATTCGTACAGTCTTGAAGAAGAGCTGGACTGCTTCTGATTTCTTACCAAAACCTTCGGAGTATGGATTGAAGACGTAGTGATCTCCCTTGGGAAGAGGATCTTGGAAGATGACAATCTCTTTGCCTTTTTCTGTACTATCGATTATGTGGGTATAACGCTGATCGGCACCTGGGTCATACCAGTAGCCTTTCTCATCAGCTTCGAATAGCTTAGTAAGCGATAGTAAGAACGAGAGATCGGAGGTGATTTGAGCAGTACCATACGTTTCAGTCATATTTATATCCTGTTAGAATTGGATAGTGGGAGATTTCTCTCCCACTATCTCAGATCATTGTGAAGTACAGAATGATTTTTTCTTTATATCAGTCTCTATTAGCCATCAGATCAAACTCTTCTGCATAAGTAGCAAATTCTCGATCATCGCTATTGAAACTATTGTTGATAGGTTGTACATCGATTACTACACCACAAAGAGACTCAATCTCATGCGCGTTGTGTACATTAGATGCCATGTCACCTAGTAGTGGAGACACTAGCCCACCAAGACACGAAGGGAACTCAAAGTCCACATAGTTCTTGATACCCATACCAATTAGACTCAGGCGTACCGTGGTCATACCAGTAGCATTGGCGTTTACTGCCACGTGAAAATCTCTAGCACTAGCAAAAATCGTAGCGAAGATACCCCGAGTCAGCTCAACCTCCACAGCCTTGGTCATATTCACTAGATTCTGGTTAGGTACTGGATAACAAGGTGCTGCTGAGTATGTAGTAAAGTCTTCTTGAACAGATCCTTGATAATTCGCTATCGAGTACTCAAAGGTCATTTCATTGAGGCCCGCTGAATTCAAGATAGGACCGATAACCGATGTGATCAAGAATGAGAACTGATTGACGATGGATGATTCACCATGATCTGCTGTTTCGTAGAACATAGGTGTTTCAATATTAATAGGTAGTACATCCAGATCACCATTGACCATATTACTGAGATCCAAAGCTGAGATGGTGTCGTCGATATCTAGATCCAGTACCGACGACATACGAGCTCGCTTGAGTTGCATGTTCTGACTAAGACGCTGCCTAGCCATTTCACTATCTAGATAGTTATCTTCAAACATCAAGTTGTGCTTTTGGGTACTCAGATACCGCTCATGGATACTGTGTTCCTGAGTACGGATGATTCCCCGCATAATGTGTGCAACATTATGAGCCGGTTGCTCCAGTAGATCAGGTACTATCTCAGATGCTTTGTTGGAGGTAATCTTAGCATGAGCTCCAGGTACGACAATCGAGTGACCAGATTGTGTCATCTCTACTGAGTTAAAGCAGTTCTCAGGAGTCATGAGGAAGAGATCAGTGTTAAGCTGATCACTATGTAGCCCCACTGACAGGTCTCGAGATACCGATGGACGGATGATATTCTCAGATGCGTATGTATTCAGATTGGTAAATGCACCATATGCACCATGTTCCACACTGGTACCCACAATAGTCTTATGAGTAATGACCATGTATGAATGAGGATTGAGCGTCTGACTCATAGCCGAGAATGTCGTTGTGTTAAACGGTTCATCTACAAAGTATCCATTGTAGATACGACGAGTGTTGTTATTGGATCCAGTACTGATACTATTCATACCCAACAGACCACTGGTGGTCTCAGTCAGAATTAATAGGAACCGCCATTTATCATTGAGGTGACTGGCCTTGAATTCGATGGCCGGTTGGATACTAGGCATTAGATTTTCATTGAGGTTGGATCTACCCATCAGATCTCTAATCATAGTACCTGCACCGACGGTACCGCGAGATGTGAGATCGCGAACCTCCGCAGCATTACTCAGGAAGTTTTCATCGAAACGATAATTAAATGGACGCAGTCCAACGTCGCCGAATTGGCCCGAGTATGGCCGGAAGAGGTATAGAATCGCGCGGGCGTTGGTGTCAGTGAGATTGTTCTTGTTGCGCTGATCGACATAGTTGTTATTTTGGATATTTAGCCCTAGATTTAAATTGAGAGACATGATTCACATACTCCTTTTTGTGCGTTATCAACCATTATGTCAAATCAGTAATATAGCGATTCGATGTGTTTGAGCTATTCAATATAAATTAGGACAGAGTCTCACCAAAGATGTAGGAGCTATAGATGCTACTGCTATATCGAAGTATACCCCGCACAGTGGTTCATCCTTAGATGTACTATCATACCTGTACAACAAGATCAATGCTTCATCTGTGATCGTTTTGATGATCTTCATCTTGACGGGTTCTGCGATTAAGATCTCTTTGATCTCATCAGTGATACTGGGATGATGATGTACAAACTTCTCGAGTATATTGATCAGTGTATCTGGGTAGATATGTAGATCATTGGTAAGAGCTGGACTCACTTCGTTGAACTCAGGTTCATCGAAGTGACTAATCCGATCCACTAACACATTCTTGTGAAATAGCGTGATATCATCTTCAGCTACCATGAGATCGATGTTGATATCGGAAGCTGGTAGATTATCCAAGAACTCTATGACCTGGTGAAATGATTTAGGATTCCTAGCCATCCTAGGAATATGACTAGTGCGCAGCCTGCCTGTGGATCGTAGGTCCACACTATGCGGTATAGCCATGTTCCTGAAGTCATTAATGGTCCTCACCAATACATCATCGCTACTGTAGTGTATGGGTAACAACGATGGATCACGGGTGACATGACCCAGTATCTCTTTTAGATGACTACTGGACATGTCGTAATACGGCATCCTACCTATGTCCGATGATAACTTCAGTATGGTGTGCTCGATCTGGTCGGTACTGAAGTTAAGATCAGCTGTAGGAGTATCTGATATGGCTCTGATGAGATCATTTTGAATCCAATCGATAATTGGATGATCTATCTTTTTCTTGAACACCTGATCGTGTAGAATAAGATCATTTAAGATAGTAGTCATCGGGTCACAGCTGATAGGTCCCACACCTACTAATTCATTCCTGATGTAATTGAGACTAGGGAGATGATTGAATCGATATCCTTTCATCTTACCAGATTTAATCTTAGTCCTCACTGGGATGAGATACTTATTGTCTTTGTAGTAGTGGATAGTCTCTGAAAAGACATCTCCACCACCCCGACTATGATCCCTGAAATATTCGATAGTTTTTACCAGTGGGATACTATCACGAGATGATCCCATATCGCCAGTATGGAGTGGATGACCTAGTAGGATATTGGCGGTAGGATCACCCATCTCATCATCGCTATCACATTCTCCTTCTCCGTAGAATAAGAACTGAGTATCACCTATCGACATCGGGGTATCTACTTCCCTGACGATAGGTTCTAAATGTAATATTGCTTCCATTTAAGGCGTCCCTAACGATACTTTAAAATGGCTTAGTCCCATCATGGAGAATCAGATACAGATTACAAAGATTACGCAGTGTGTTTTCATCAAACTTACACTCAGTACCTAACATGGGTCTATCTGATACACCACTGAACTCCCACAACGCTGGAGCCATATTCTCCTTATGAGAATAGTGGATAAGCCATTCTGCCATCTTGTTAATGTGATTGATGAAATCGATACGATTGACTTCCTGCTTTCTAGCAGAAGTCTTCTTACCGAATGTGTTTACTGGTTTTTCTACAAATCCCTTAAATAGATCATTGCACCTATGATACTCAGCTGACTTTAGATTAGCCATCACACGTGAGCTCACACCAGATACACCCACATCAATTGGATTGACCGATGTAATGGATGATGCTAACGCGCATAGATCTAACATACCGTGATTGATCAAGAAGATCTGGAGGATAACTACGATGCGCTGATAGATCGGTACTGGTAGATATCCTAGACACTTAGACCCACCAAACCTAGTCCCTATAAACGATGCCACCATGGCCTGTGTGATAGGAGTCACATCAAAGTTATTGGCGGCATAATACGAAACAGCCTGTTCGTACACATCGATTGGTGTATTGGTGTCGTGGAGGAGTTTAGGAAGCTCCCAGTGAGTGACAGCAGTGGTTACTAAGATAGGCACATCGATGGGCTTCTTAGAAGTCTTAGATGCATGATCTAGGATACTACTATTATCCTCAGTGTCATAAGACGGTAGTGGTCTACGAGGCATAACCGTCATATCTTTACGCATAGTCTTAATCTTAGTATCAGCAGTCTTTTTGATACCATCATCGATATAAACCATAGCGTTAGGTACATTACCATCGCGTAGTTTCGTAAAGCACTCATATGTAGCTAGACGTTTTACGATGATAGTCGCCATAACGATCGACTCAAACATCTCATCATCGACACCGCCACCGTGAGTGAGGATAAACCCAGTTTGAGCATTACCCATTGGATTCTTGTCTATGGCTTTGCGAGTATCGGCAATCAAAGAACTTAAGTAATGAGAGAGCTTACTGTAGATGCGCTCCATAGCTCCTTCTTCAAGACTGGGTTCGATAAGATCAAACGCTAACTTCTCTCGTTGATTAGGACCGATGTTAATGCTATCTAATGCTTTTACAAACTCACCCCAGATAGGTACCATGAGCTTACTCATGACACTTATGGCTGTCAGCTCAGCATAGTCGTCTTCTAAGAAAGTCTTTTCCTTGGTGTGATGAGCTTCTTTACCGACATTAGAAAGATCAGGATAAAGGAATGGGGCACCTTTACAAAAGGTGATCATTCGAGCTCCGATATTGAGTCGGTTGGTAGTGTGGAAAACTTTAGTCTGGATATTCTCTTGAACAGTCCGACGATTCTCTTTGTTCATCCCATCGATCTGCTTTTTGGCATACCGATACATCTCGTATAGAGATTCATGTTCTTTTTGAGACAATAGCTTGTAGAACAAGTTAATGGGATGTAGAATCAGATCACCGATGTGCTTTTCATCATACTTAGCGATCTTTTCATATGTCTTAATCGAGAAGACGATGTCAGGCTTACCTTCGATGTTTACATTATGTTCGTCTCTGAGGCTCACAGAGGCATCCATGAACGTCGAAACAGATGTCCCTGGGGGGTTGGTGCGGAGAATGCTCAGCATCGTTGAAATAGTCCTCTACAATGGTCACATAAGATTCTAACGAAAAGTATAATTATAAATATCGAAATTGATGACTTTTTTAACATCAAATGTTGGGTCATTCATATACGATCATTCTAGTAATGGTCTATCTCAAAATGAGATTTCCACAGGCACTTACGTAGCTGTAGCTTTAAACGGTCGACCCGACCGCGGTTAACTTATGCCGCCCTGTTATTTATAAATGAGTTTCATATATTACTAACTCCATAATCAAATCAGTAATATAGTGATTCGATGACAATGAGTGGCTGGAGGTAGGAGGTTGCCCCTCCTACCTCCATTAACCTATTAAAGTAGATTGAGCTCAGATTCAGTATCTGGCGCACCGCCAAATGTAGAACTCTGCGACTGAGCGGGAGGACGGCTGTAGTTATTACCACCCCCGCTCTGGTTAAAGCCCCCACGGTTACCGCCGCCGCTAGGTGCACCACCAGTGTTCTGCCGCTTAAATGCAGTGAGCCGCTCAGCTACAGCTGAGTTCTTGAGTACATTGATGATAAAGCTAATATCAGCCTTAAGTGAGTCCTTCTCATTCATCGACGTATTCGAGAAGTCGAAGCGGCCATCCTTCTTGACGACAAACAGATAGCGATTGGGGAGTTCGTTCGCTGCGACATCGATATAGAAGCTCAGATTATCATCGATACCAAAACCGATACAACCATACTGCTTAAAACCCTTACGACCATCAGCTTCTTCAAAACGATTGAGGAACACTGGTTCACGCTTAGGACGAGGATCCGCGATCATATTCTCCAAGAGGATGATAAACGAATCGATCGTCTTACGAGGAAGAGTCAGCTTCCATGGCTTACCACCTTGACCAGTGAAGATACAGAAGCTAGAAAAGCCTCCGAATACATCGAATGACAAAGACACGTTCTTGTCTTCCTTAGAAGGGAGACGAAATAGTCCCGACTGAGTAAGATTCTCGAAACTATATTGAGTAGGAGCTTGTGACATAAATATCCTTTTTGGGGTTATAGGAGACTGGTTATACAATTGAAGACTAATCTGTCTAATATTAGATCATCAAATGAAATCGTATTTTCTAAAAGTACTAGTAGGTAAGTTAAGCTTCCTAACTATCTTACCTAATAAATCATCATTACTTCTAGATGACCATCTCTCTTTTTCTGCTTGTTCTAACAACTCTCGTTTTATCTTAATACCGATCCAGGATTTAATCAAGACACCATCACCGAAGATGACGTGGGTGATGGGTAGGAAGGGAATCCTCCCCTCCTTATCTAATTTTAAACCAAAATCACGAGGATGTTTTACTAAGCCAGTATAACTCTCTAAGAGCTGTACATTTCTGATACGAAAACTAAGGTACCAATCTAGTGGTATGTGTGAAATTAATCCAACGCTGTCTCCTGTAGAATACAGACTAGTGGGATGATTAGTGATCTCACGAAACTTACTAGCGACATCTTTGTGTGGGTAGGTACTACCACCTGCTTTTATCCAGAAACATTTTACAAACTCGAGTTGTTTAACCTGTCCGGTATGATTACCATGTTTACCTAGAAACTTCTTATACATAGCTAAGAAAGCCAAGTGCTTTTCAGAACTATCTCTGAGGATCTCGTTCGGTAGGTCATGATAATCTGGAAAGTAAATTATCACTGGAGCCTGTTTATTCCTAGATAGCGTACCTAACACTAACGATAAGTACGTATCATAATACTCTAGGAAAAGATTTACATCTTTTACAAAACCTTCTTCCATATCACTCATAGTGGGTTGTTTATGCATGGAATAGATATTTCGAAAAATAGTAAAAGCTGAAATCACAAAAGCTGAGAACTGGGGCTTCTTGTCGCTAGAAGCCCCAGCTACAAACTTGTTTAATATTCGGTTAAACCCGATACTACCACCGCGAATAAGCTCGCTGCCATCCTCAGATTTCGGCATGGTAGATTCATCTGGGAATGCTCCCATATCGCCCTCCTTGGACTATGTAGGGGGAGTAGATAAATACTCATCTATCTGCTCGATGGTTAAGTCATAGTCTTCTGGTATATGTGCTCGTACAAATGAAGCTATCGTCTTGGGAGTAGGAGCCACCTGACGCTCTTTCTTAGTCACCACAACTGATGACATCAGTGAGAAGTTTTGTGACTTACTATCTACCTCAGTTTTGATAGTGCATTTTACTTTAGGATAATGTTCACCCAACCAAGCCTTGATGGCTTTTCCTAGTTCACTAGACTCAATCACGATCCTAAGTGAAATAGTCCTATAGGTAGTAATACTGGATAAGTATTCGATGATCTTAGTACGGATGATGTCAGTATCTGGATTATCTTTAAAATACAAAGTCGAGAATATAGCAGAGTTCTTGTTCTCTATGAACTGAGCTTTATACTTATCAGGATAATCTAATACTTTAACATATCCTTTGGGATCTTCATCACCGTGGTTGAGTCTATCGAAGCTACCATTGCTGACTACTTTACCACTGATACGATGTTGATGGACATGACCTACATCTATCATCTTTTTGATAAATGGAAACTGGGACTCTCTAAACACGATACAGTTTTCTTGACTGATAGCTTTAGGATAAGTAAAGTCAAAGAATCCATGCATACACCCATAATCCAATTCATCCCATCCACGCTCCACCATCCTGTCTTTAATAACAGAGACGATTTCGTCGGATGATTTAAATGGTAGATCATCTGGTACATACATCACTCGTATGGATCTATCTCCACGCGTGATTTCTTCTAACTCTATAGTGCCCATAAACTTAAAGTCAAATGTGAACTTATTGTTCTTATAAAAGGTAATGAACCTTTCGCATTGTTTTCTATCGTGAGTGAATGTACCTTGTAATACTCGTAGAGTCACATTGTGCATATCACATAATCTAAATAGTCCCATGATGACTTCATAGACTGGATCGAATCCATAGTTGTCAAACAACACTAATGTGTCGAAGAAGTCGCCATTCAAAAACATGATATCGGTTTCAGGTAATATAGGAAAGAATGCATCAGCAAATGCATCTGCCATTTCTTTTTGATCTATAGACCTAATACCAAGATGCAGATCACTAGCGAATAGTAGCCTAAGAGGCTCACTCATCGTCATCTAACGATGTAGTACCCACCATAGCCTGATCTTCTTTATCCTGCTCTACAGCGGCCACCAGATCCTTCTTGAGCTCTGGATTGAGGTTGTTCTCCACAAAGAGCTTTTGGATCAGAGCTGAATCATTCCTTACCTTCTTAAAGTAAGCTAGACTATCAGGAGCTGAGTTAGCAGTAGCTAGATCTCGTAGAGAGGCATCTAGGATCATCATGTCTCTGGTAACATTAGATGTGCGATTCACAGCCGCTGGTACACTATCACGATTGTTAGTAGTACCTACAGCATCACTCTTAAACCTAGTCCATACTCGATCTAAAAAGTACACCGCTCGTGGGTCTTCTTTACTAAAGATCACGATTGTGGGATGATACATGTTGATACCCAGACTGAGCTTATACTGGTTATACAAACGATGCATCTCTAGTTTGTAACCAGAGTCCTTATCGTATCGTTCTTTGTCGTAATTGAATAAGGGGATATAAGGCTCAAACTGAGCATATGTAATGATGTTAGGACGCTCTGATTCTTCCAGTAGTTTGTTACCTTCTTTGGCCACGATAGCGGCTAGATGGTTTTTACTGATAGACTCCTTGATCTTATCATGATCCACAGTATCTGGGATAGGGGCATCTTTAATTTCAGGGGGGATAGCCATCTACTTAGTATCCTTTTTCGAGTATTACATAGTGTCATATATACCAGAATAATAACTAATGTAGACTACAGATAGCTAGTGAGTAGGTTATTTTCAGGTATTACGAGTCTACCATTTTTGAGAGATATAGTAGCACCAGTCTGACCGATCTCTCCAGAAAGCATAGTGTAAATGATACTGATAGTGATATCATAAGTACCACTAGCATCAGTGAGTGCATTGGTTACAGCTACAGTGATCTTACGCTCTGCATCGAAGATACGATTGAAGCATCCCTGTAGGTCACTCTGTATGTTATTACAGAGCGTATCAGCATCTCTATGAAACTTAGCTACTAGCCAAGGGAGAGATATAATCAGATCTGGTACTATAGGTACAGTGTGTTGAGGGGTCCTAAAGAACCTATTGAGAGTATAGGCTATAACTGACTGTACGTCATCGACGTATAGTGATCCAGTTAGGCTAGGTACAGTTACCATGATTTATAACTCCATATATAGATATCATCACATCATGGTTCTGATACTTACCTTATAGATATTTCTTAGGACTTATATGACTCGTAGCTTTATCTATATTCGACATATTACGGAAGAAGCCTTTTCCGAATATACGATCGAATAATGACTCGTTCCTCTGGTCTTCTTTTTCGGATAGTAGCGTATAGACTTCAGCTAACCATTCTCTACGTACAGTGATCTTGTCGTCAGGATTACCCTGAGACATAGCCTTTGAGGATCCCATATCGATAGCCATGTCAATACCTCTTGTTAATAGGTATGTAAATATCAGCCAAATCAAATCGAATGGTGATACTGTGATGGATTTTCTTAACACTAATAGAAGCGAATCTAAAATACCATCCTGGTTTAGCTATGTATTTACCCTCACCTACATGATGGATAGCTACTAGTCCAAAACTCCACACTCTATGTAGGGCGTATTCCTCAGAGATCTTATTGTAAGTATAGACACACAATCCTCGAAACTTATAGAAAGGGAAGAGTCTAATGTGTCCAGCGATAACATTGCTGTTGTCGTACTTCTTGTAGATACCAGGGATACCTGATTCGGTGAATGTGTACATAATTACATCCTTGTATCAGTAAAAAATAATGGATGATAGTGGGGGTACATACCCCCACTATCTGTATTTGATTAGCCTCTACTCATTTCGATCGATGTCGGATCTCGATCAGTCTTAGCTAGGATCTTATCACGGATAAAGTCCCTAGTCTTATTGATCGCATATAGCTCATCGTCTGTCAGATCGGGATCATCTGTATAACTAGTACCAGAGATATCATACCACCCATCTTCATCACTATCACGTAACACATCGTGACATGTGAAGTTCTCGATGAGTCGTCCATAAACGTCCTCAGTTGGCAGCCAATCTGAATCCCATCCGAATCCTTCCATACGACCTTCCCTGACAGCCTTCAGGACAGGCTCATACATGAGGATCGGTATCTCCATCCGCAGTGGGATGGTCTTAAAGTCATCGATAGTACTCAAGATACGAATGTTATCCGGATTCATAATCGCATTAACCGTCCTAGAGATATCTAGGCCGAGCTGATCCATAGGAGCCACATATCGACTGAAGAACTCCTGTCGTAAATGACCAAAGTCCTCCCCGAAGAAGCTTCTATGCCCCCCATTATTTATCGAGTTAAATACTTCATTACTGACTCTCGAACCAGTAAGTACGCCCAGTGAAGGCATAGCGTTGCCTGAGCCTATTGTGATGGTGTCGTGAATTCTAGCCATCTGGTGTTCCTTATTATAAAGATGTCATCTCCTAACATCATTGGACTTAGGAACTAAATTAGTTTTTGATAATTCCTAGTTAGTGACAGGGGTCATCTGACCCCTGTCTTTTTGTGTATTCACAGTATTCTCTTCGACCAGAGTATGGTCAAATCGTCCGTAAAAAGCTATTAATACTAATAGTGTCATTGACTATCATTCTTGATTTTACTTATAGTACTCAGTGATACCTGATAGTCGGAAGCGATCTCACGATAAGATCTAGGATCGTTTTTGATAGATTCCGCTTTTTCCGGATCTACCGGGCGACCTCGCTTGTTATTATTCTGCTCTGTCCAGGTGGCCCACCTGCAGTTATCAGGACTATAACCTTTGTAATTATCGATGCGATCGATGGTCAGGTTCTCTTGATAGCCATGAGCCATAGACCAGTCATAGAACGCCTGAAAAGAGGCTCTCCATTCTGGACATACACCGATACCTCTGCCACCATAAGCAGGATAATTTGTGGAGTTTATATTCGTACATCGTTGTACTATACCACTCCAGATATTGTAGATACGGGTACCAAACATACCATGTGTTTTATGATTATTAGAAGCAGTCTCTTTGGCGTAACACCCACAAGAAACAGTACCACCCCGCATTAAGTTGTTATAATTAACCACGGCGGTATTACCACACTCACACTGGCACTTGTATCTTGATCTACCTTGTTTATTGGGACCATCGTATTCTACCACAGTTAACCTACCAAATACCTTTCCGATGACAGATTTTCTGACTTCATCTGCTTTCTTTTTAGTACTTTCGGAAGTCCGTTCTTTGTTATAACAACCACATGATTGGGTATTACCACTCACGAGATCGTGTCCTCTGACCGATACAGAATTACCACATTCGCATGCGCACTCGTATATGGAAAGTTTATTACCCACCCCACTAAACGATTTGACAGTTAATCTACCGAAAGTTTTACCTATCATCGATTCTCTTAGTTTGGCGTTCCTGACTTCTCTGACTTTCGCCAGTGCTTCTCGTGATAAACACCCACATGATCTCGTAAGTTGTTTGGTTAGACTATATGTGTTAGTTATTCTGATATTACCACATTCGCACTGACATACCCAGAGATTAGTTCGATGATTACCCCTCCCTTTGAAATACAATACTTTAAGTCGTCCGAATGTCTGACCCGTTAGATCTATACTCCCATTCGCTAGCTTTATATTAGTAGGACCAATCATAGTTCATCCCTAGAGAGTAGATAGAGGTAGAAATAAATCACTACCTCTATCTTGTTCGACCATATTATAGTCAAAGATTACGTAAGAATGAATTTATAGTAACGGTCAACGTCTTATGTAAACTGATCTCAGACGACACAGATCCGCTGTTTCTATCGAATATAAAATTAGCGGGCGATAGATTCTTCATCGCCCTTACCATATCTACTTCTGGAATTAATATTCCAGCTAGACTCGTTATGTTCAGCATAGCTCGTTAGGCTATACTCGCACCATGACGTGCAGCTACTCCTCTCAGAGCAGACCAGATCATATCTTCACCTTTACTCATCTGAGTATTAAGGGCCCACCACTTCGGACTCACGCGAGTCCTACTCCCTCTCGGGATGATCGTTGGAGTTTCTACATATCTCATAGAAGACTTAGTAGCTTACCTGCGGATTGAGCAATCTCACATATCTTTTACCGTACCGTAGGGATTAGCTACGCCATCAGCTATATTTCTATACTGACTTGGTGTATGGAGCTCTAAGCTTGTTCCCGTCAATTCAATGGGTTATTTTACTTATCATTTCTGATAAGGGCGACCTGTCTATATTTAGTATAATTTGATGATTTCTTTAGGATAGTCTTTTAGATCGATATGCGCGAAAACCCAATCGCGCCATCGACATGGTGGTTTCTTACAGTGCTTTATATATCTAGCGATTACCGCTGGATCGCATCTACTAGGTCTATCTTCATTAGACCAACTGGTGATATTGGTGTAATACCGCACAGATCCATACTGATCAGTTATCTTAATAGGTCGATCAGATGCATGTATGTTAGAATATATGTTCAGTACATCTTGTGGATATATAGGCCACGTCAATTCCTCGCGATTACCCGCAGATTGAAAACATCTACCTCTCCACGGAATCAACTCATCACTATCGAGTAGTCTGAATAATGTGTGATCAGTGATATCCTGTTCTCTGATAACATCAGTTATATTGTCGTATACGAGTACTTTTCGAGTATCCATACGCATACATGCAATTTTGTTTGGTGGAACTCGTCTCTGTACTGGCCCAGATGCAGTTAACTCATCCCATGATCTAGAATCTGAGGTATATTTAAAAACATACCCTTTATAAGGTCGTCCTTCGTAAGGTCTTCTGTCCATCACAGAATGCGCTGAGCCAGGTGCTACCCCGAGATATCTGGCCATGTCATGATACCCAGAAAATATCTGTTCCTGCCCAGTAGCAAGATTCTTACCTACTATCTTTCGGATAGTTTCGCCTCTAGGACCTTCATTGAACGAATGAAAGTTATTGTCCGTATATGTAGCCCATTCTAAATTGGATATAGCATTATTCCGTTTATCACTGTCCCTGTGATTCACGGTGAGGTGGACTGTGTCGATAGGATGAGATATAAAAGCTAACGCAATAACTCTATGCCATCTTAACCGTCGTTGGGTGTTTGGTATATTGATAGTACAATAACCATCTCCAGTTGGTTTATACCCAATCTCCCGATACGTTGCGGCGCATCTTGCTAATGGTACACCATTATGCAGTCTCACCTCTATCTCTGGATGATTAGGTACTGATATCCAAGTAGTAGTACCAAAATCAATTCCCAGTAGCGGATTTGGCCTATACCACTCATCGCTCCACTCTAGATTAGAGATATGGATATTATCCTTATTACCATCCACAAACCTTACAGACATCCATTCGGGATCTTTATCTGGAGACAGTGGCTTGTAGGTCAGTAACATCAGTCTATCTAAAGGATGAGATGACGGTTTGTGAGATTTACCTCTAATCTTTACAGCACGTTTTCCGTGATGATTACGGTACTCTGGTATTACTGCATTGGTGGATATCAGACGGACTACACCATGTTCGTCGATATCATACATTGGGTTTGTAGGTATTTTCATGAAACTTTTCCTTAGTATGCAATTGGGTTTCATACTAAGGTATAAAAACTATCCTTATTTTGTTATATAAAATAACTTAAGTCATCAAATAACTATATTAAGAGGTCAAATCGCCGTCAAAATCGGCATTTTGAAGAGCTACATCCAAAGGACTCATACCTACGGCACTGTCTTCTAGATCAGTCTTAATCCTAGTCCAGTATTTTAACATCACTGAACCATCTCTGATCGAAGGAGGTCTGTCCCACAAACAGGGTATACCTGGAAATGGAGATTCTTCGATCATCTGATCCATGATCTCTTTAATCAGTGGATCGAATGTATTAAGGGCTGTACGCACTTTACTAAATGCGACATTCACATTCATGTCGTATCGTTTACACAAACGACCGATGATGTGTACTCGTAGAGTGTTTACTGCCATCTTCCATGGAATGTGGAGTTCATAGTACTGATGAGGTCCTACGATCGGTACGATCACACCTCGGAACGACCAGTGAAATCTAGCACCGAAGATATGTGTACGAGGGATAGCCTTTTTCGTAGCTACATACTTCTTGGTGGCTTCTTCTACATAGTCGATGATGTTCTTAAATGCTTTAAACGCGATGCGCTCAGCATAGATGGTTTGGTTCTTTCGTTTCTTAGGAGCAAACTCTAGCCTAGATAGAGATACAGCTGCTTTCATGATGTGGTCAGCGGTGGTATCACTATAGCGCTTCTTATTGGGTCCACCACCTTCTTGTGTGATGATAGGATTGATTGCAGCATTGAGGATAGGGATATAGTGACAGAAGACGATGTCTTTGTAGAGTTCGATGCAGAACTTCATAGACAGAGTATCTGGCTTCTTAGAGATTACTGGATGATCGAAGTAGAAGAAGTTCATGATCCTATCAAAGTTATCGTACAAGTAGTTAAAGCCTCTACCATCGATGATACCGATGAGGTCGAACGGTAGTACCGAGTCTACATCTAGGATATCATCTAGATAGTTTCGTTTACCTTTGTCGTACGACAACCATGCTGCCAGGTTAAGATATAACTTAGGTGCGAGCCATCCATTAGGTAGCTCTTTAGGAGCCATGAGCCAGTTTCGACAGATGAGATTGTCTTCGTCCAAGATATTGCGTTTGGATACCTTAGTTTCACAGACCGGACACGTCATGTCGATCTTATTATTACCCTCAGTGTGACCACATTGACACTTTGCAATGAAATCGGCCCCAGTCCCATCTGAGAAAATTAGATCACTGAGTTGGTCGATATAATCCGTATCAGTAAGGTCAAATTTATTCAGAATGATCGGGTCTATATCAGATCTATTAAGTACTAGATTAAACTGATCATCGTGAGAAACCAATTTCAGAACTCGTTTTGTGTCATCGCTCAGCACAATGATTCTCCTTCTATTATGAATACCAAAACAGTAATATAGCGATTCATCGCTGATGAGAGATTAGCTTGCGCACTTCTTAAGTATACATTGCGCCAATGAATGAGCGACTGCGCTATCTAGTGCGCTTACCGTACACCACTCGATATAAATATACATTCGATCAGGGTCGGTGGTGGACAGTTGTTTCTTGTTCTTCACTACTCCAGGGATACCTCTAGCTGAGCTAACTATGTCCCCCACTATGATTTTGTCATAAGGGATACTACTGAGCGGGACCCACGATGTATCTCTGATTGAGTCTTTATTTCCTACGTAAAATACATCTAAGCTATCCGCTGCAAAATTATTCAACACGACTTTATCTTCGAACTCTATACTGACTCTATTTCTAAACTTACCAGTTCTGCACCCCTGAAGACTATCTGTGGCAGAGATTCTACCATCGCTATGTATTGCGCAGTATACTTTATCGCCAACAACTACGTCGCTGAATTTAGTATATTTCAGAAGTTTCATGAGGCTAGCTCGGGACTAGTCGTAGGAGGTTTACCTAAGTAGTACAGATCACTGCACTCACTGACTGGAACACTAAGATTACTATCATAACAGTCGTATTTTAGGATCAATATATTATCAGTATCATCGATAGTCTGTACTGTGGCTATATGACCTCCGGATCTCACCGATGAACACACTAAGTCTCCTACCTTTATAGTATTCAGTGGAGTCAACCTGACTCCTACTAGACCGCTAGATCCGATACATACTAGGTCTCTAGTAGATTCTTTTTTGTAGCTATTAGTCCTACCCCCACTCCACGTCACAGACACTCGGGATCCATTGATTTTCTTTTTGATACTCGTCAGTACGCCTATCCTAAGTTTGTAGGATGAGTATATTAGGTATCCTACCTTTAGAGTATCCCAATCGATGTCATGTAGGCTTTTCATATCACTCACCTCGTTTAGAAGACAATCTACCAATCTGGAGACCATCGTCAGTGTCGTCGATGGTAGCTATGATGGATTGATTATAGATAGAGAATACTACTGGACTTGGTTCATCATCGAGGTTTACTTCGGTGTGTTTGGTACCATAAGCTTTTTGTTTGCGGAAGAGTTTCTTGTTAAGTTCATCTCTTTGATCGATATTGTTGATCAGTAGCGTAGTGTATTCAGTAGTATTCTTATAGATGATATCAGGATATCCTCTAGATGAAAGATCACTGATCTCTACATGAGCGTTGCCTTCTACTGTGATCTGTTTGGTATTCAGTGTGTTAATTACCACATGCGCGTCTACGACATATAGTTCTTTAGTGAAGACTCGTGGGTAACTTACGATCTCATCTGATGTGGTGACACAAGTCAATCCAATTATCGTGGTCGAAGTACCATCGGAGTTTCTGCGAATAAGCATCTGTGCTTTTTCCTAGATTAAGTTAGTTTATTTTTAATGTATTTAAATTCAGTGTTATTATCACCTGCTCTCTGACGAGACTTTTTTACCTCGACTATACGACCAGTTATATTTGGTATTTTTGTGCTAGCATGATCGAGTAGGTGACCAGCCTTAAATACCGAAATCTTTTGTTTAGGCATATATGCTCCAGCGAGATCAATTGACGCCATTGTCACATTAGTAATATAGTGACATCTCATCTTTGAGTTTATGAGGCGCTTGTTTTCACAAAAAAGAAATGAGAGAGTGTGTAGGAGGGCTAGCCCTCCTACACATACCCATCCCATCTAATCGATTAATAGTTCGACCAGACCGATCCGACACTAAGACCACGGTTAACGATACCGTTCGAAACGATCGAACCGATACCCGAGGCAGAACCGAACCCACCCAGATAGCTACCGATCGACCGCGTTTCAGCGCGGCTGTTAGGATCGATGATAACCAGACGGCTAGCATCGGCCTTCGATACGATCCACTTAATGAATTCAGGGTTCACTGCCGACACAGTGGTAAACCATGCTGGAGTGAACGACTGAGTAGCATTCTGGATGACCGTAGCACGATCCACCGGATTTTCCGAGCAACCCAAGAGGACGGCACGCATCTCACGGCTGATAGCACCATAACCATTGTGGGCTGCGACCCACAGATAGTCGATGTCACGCGAGTCAAGAAGAGTCGCCTTCTTGTCGCCATAGACACCTTCGAAGCGCTGCTCGAGGTTGATAGCCAGTTCGAACGACGAAGCGTTCTGCTCGACTTCGTCACCATAGAAGCGACCCAGACGATTGACGAACAGGTTCTTCTCGATTGGATCGGGAGTACCAAGACGCCACATACCAGGAATGATATCTCGACCATCCTGGAACTGGAAAGCAATGATAGGCTGAGCGAAATAGGTACGAACGAATTCGACCAGCTCATCCTGATCACCAAGTTCGATAGGACGACCACGGTTATCAGGATTCTCTTCCAGATGACCAGGGTTAGAACTACCCTTAGTGAGATCAGCCCACTGCTTAGCCCAGAACTGTGTATTGTAAATCGTAGGAGCAAACGCTGCCAGCATGATACTAGCTACACCCTCAAGCGGGATGATCGAGTTGCAGACCGTGATGTTAAACACCGGACGATAGAGGAGGACGCGCTGGCCATTGACGACATGCTCTTCCTTCTCACGGATCTCGGTGTAGCCACCGATAACGCCGACCGTGTGATATTCATTTTCGAATTCACGGAACTCACGACCATGTTCGTTCTTGATCTTGGCCTTGAAAGTCATGCCGACATCCATGCGAGGACGGACGCCATGAGGCGACAGTTCGTCTTCGACAGCACGAGCTTCGCTGATTCGCCAGTCTACGGTAAACTCATTGGAGAGTAGAGCCGAGACCTTGGAATTCTTGACTTCGTTATACGAAGTAGCCTGGAACGTACGCACGATGGTATCAGCCATCTTAAATGCGCGTTCCATGTCCTGAGGATAACCGCCGAACACGACGCGAGCATCCGAAATGCGGATACGCTTATCACCATATACCGTCTTAAGCTCTTCGTGGATAGCACGAAGCTTAAGCGACGACGGGTAGTAGTGCTGCGACACTGGATCCGAGAGCGAAGCGAAATACAGACCGAAGAAGTTCAGGTAACCATCAGGACCATTGAACTTAAACGCATATGCATTGTTGAGCTTCGTGAGACGAACCATCTCAACGCTCTTGAGTTTGTCCTTGACCAGCTTTTCTACTTCGGTCAGATAAGGCTCGATCGTCGAGTCGATACGATCGATACCGAGGCCCGAGGAGAGTGTGAGAAAGTCCAGTGCGCCGATTACGGCACCTGGCGAACCGATAGGCTCGGCGGTAGGCTGAGGAGCTTCATTGGCGCTACCAGGAGCTTCGTGACTTTGAATGCCCATGTGTTTTTTCCTATAGTTGATAAGATGCAATGCATGCGTGTACGTACAGATTACTCAAAACCAAATGATGGATCCCTATTTGGATCTGAGTCATATCAATCTGACCATTAAGAAAATAATAATTATACTTATCACTTCCTAGCCTGATCAAATTGGTAATATAGTGTTTTAATTCGTTTCAAATTTTGAGCTATCTGTAAATATACGCATAGAGGGTGTCAGTAACGCATTCCAAATGGAATGCACTAGTGATCATGTAATAGTATACGCAAGTAATCTAAAAAAAAATATCTAATCAAGCCACGCTGCTTCTGATCGTATGAATGATGTATATAGGTGAGCTTATGATCAGCGTTAATTTTACAAAGTACCTGAAACCAGTTCCTTCCAGATATCTACCTCGAGTCAATTTATTTGTAGACTACCTAGGGTTAAAGATTAAGGATGGTATATCTAGAGCTAGTTACACATCTGTAAATAGTTATGGAGCCAGACTCCTTATTGAGATCACTAAGACTGTGGACTTATCAGAAGTCTTAAGTATGAAAGATCCATCTGATTATTTACTATCTATAACTAAAGATCTAGAGAAGTTTATAGATGTCCGTACAGGTAAACATACGACTAAATCTCTCTTTGTAAATACTAAGCAGAACTGCTTCGAACTCATCACTCCATCTAGACGTCGTAATCCTCTCCAGGAAATACCCTTAGAAAAGGATTATAATCATCCTGAGTGGAGTAAGATTAGACCACTGCGTATAATCGACATGAGCGCCTGTGATCTTACTTATAAGGTCTATAATGGTAGATTGGATTACTACTCCAGAGGACCTACCTATGTGGTGTATAGTCTAGACTGTTTTGCTCTAGTGGTTAAGTTCTTATCCTATTATAAATCTACTAAACATACCAATGATCTAGATCAGTTACTATTAGACTTTCTACATAATGAAATCATAGTACCTACTCTCCTAAGTGACTCAGTGGCCCTGTGGTTACGCAATGTCTATAAGCAGCAATTAATTACCTCATCTAGACTAGAGTCTAGTACAGCTACTATTTGGGACAATGTGAATATAGACACATTAGGTACTGACTTTAGTGGAGCTATGGTGGATATACAGCATCTCAAAAATGATTTGCGTAATGAGAATATATCTACACTGACGGTATTATCGTCCTTAATAATGAGTCCAGATGGTAGTAGCTTTACCGATTACTATTTGGATATATGTGAGACTAGTATGCTACCTGATCAACAGCCTTATGTCTGGGTAGAATGTTTGAAGCATTTAGCATGGGCTGAGTTTATATTACTGGTGTCTTCATATACACCTAGTTTACCCGACTCAGTATCATTCAAGAAGAACCTCCTTAGAGATATTAGATTCTGGCTTATGATGAAACCATATCAGATGATAGCTGGATCTATACCTTATAGAAATATCATACGAGCTAAATTAGAAGGTATGTATGATTATCTCAAAGAACAATGATAGATAGATAGTGAGTAGGGCCTTGAGGCCCTACTCACCTAATTATACAAACCAGAGCACTTATTCTCGACATCACTACGTCACTACAGTCTCGTTCGTAGATAGTCTCAAAATCATATCACCACTACATCCGAATATATCATGTTTATCCACTCGTTGTATTCTAACAATTCGATAAGTAGCTTGTTCTATGATACCTGTCTTCTTCAAAACAGTACCATTACGGTCGTAGTAATACTTTACCACCTGACATGGATCGATTACAAACGGATTAGCATTCTGCCATGTTACACTCATCAAGCTAGCTTGATGAGCTGCTATTTCCGACATACTGGGATATGGATTATCGGTGTGTTTTACATACTTCATATTAGTACTAGTACCACTTAACGGTCTTACCCCATCTAGTGATATTTTTAAAGATGGATCTTGAGTAAACTGCGCCCCATCTCTACTATCTAGAGTAGTAATCCCATCTGTCATTCTAGAGGATCGCATAAACATAAATCCAGTACCTACGTTCTCAGCTCCAGCAATAGATAAGTCATATGAGTGAGGCTGGGTGTTTATGACTACTGATACTGTTTTACTATTATCCTCGATCGAATGATAGCTACTAGCCCCCGCATATCTACCGGTATCTACCTGATAGAAGTAAATATGCTTATCATAGGTAATCGCAGTATCAAAAGCAGGATAGATGTATAACACTCCATCCGTGAAATAAGAGTTTATCCCCTTAGTATACACACCACATTTAGATTGTAGATACAAATAAATACTCTCGATACCCTGATAGGATCCTAAATCAATATGGTCATATACATGCGTATTATCAGGTTCTACTAGATGGATACTTTTGATATCGAACATATGAGTGATAGCTAAGATAACATCTTTCACACTGGCTTTTTGGAAGATGTTATTGATCTTAGTAGTCCGTAGAGTATATATCGTCTTCTCGATTAGTCTTACAGATATATACTCAGAAGGTTCTGTGTACAAATGCACATCAGGGACAGACTTCCTAATATCTCTAGGATTATTGATCATAGCACAATATTGTTTTTGTACAGGAGCGATATGGTGGACACCGTTACCATACTTATCCAAATATGTAACTGTTAATACCACTATGAGATTTTGACCACTATCCTGGAGGATGGCATAGTCTTTTGGACTGATGATAAAATTCAGATCGATTTCATCAGCAAAGTTTCCAGCGTAGTCACGATTGATAGTGATGCGATCTATTCGAAATGGATAGAACGATAAAGTAGCACCTGGACTACTGCTCATGAAGTGAGCTTCTATCGTGAATTGATTTGGGTAGTCATACTTCATAATGGTGTCAGTGAGGTAGACTAATGTTTGATTTATCACAATCGATTACCTCTTTAAAAAGTCATCAAAATTAAAGTCTCTACCATCATCGTTAATCACATGGTCAGAAGATAGACCTAGAGAGCTTCCTATATCGATTCTAACGTCCTCTACAGCCTCCTTAGGTACTATCGCCTCCACTGAGTAGGGAGGTTTAGCTCTGGCTCTCAGCGGGTCTAATTCGTCCTCATTGGATCTAAGGCCTCCACCCATCTTCATGAGATAAAGGAGATTCTGAGTAGGATCATTATTAGGATAGAGTCGCTCTAGGGCACTCGGATTCATCTTCATAAATCGATAATAGTGTTTATAGACTTCAGCCCGCCATTTAAGCATGAGATTTACATAGTCGATGACTCTTTCACTACCCATCTCTACATCTACTTTAAGAGATACTAGATACCGATCTATCCCATCGAATACTTCGACGATCTCTTCTTCATACACTAGTTCAAATTCCACTTGCTTGTGGAACATGACTAACATACCTTCAAGAGAGAAAGCTGATTTGACTATCTGGTCATGCGATAAAGGTTGATAGAAAGGAGTCGTGTCTCTACGTCTAGTAGAGACACTCTTCCATGAGTTAGGTCGTTCTAGTTTTCTAGGAGTGCGATTGATCATTTCACTAGGTGTATTTGGATCATAGTACGCAGGTATGAATACTTCAAACTCACGCTTCTTAACAAACTCTACAGCTGATAAATATAGTTTAGCCATATACTAGATCCCACCTGAATTATAACCCATACCTGGGGCATCGATACTACGGTACTGAGCCTGAAGGCTTTGGTCTATAAGATGCATGTATAGCGGGATATAGTAAAATTGAGTATCGAGAGGTAGCGCATATACTGTATCTAGATAATCAGCTATAAGACTAGTAAGATCTCCAGCAGTACGGATGGTGATAGCATCATATATCCGATGTTCAAACGCAGTCATATTCACAGTATCTTTAGAATAGAATGCTTGAGTAAACAAATAGAACTCACCAGCACTGGCATCACTAGTAGGTAGGAGTACCGATCTACCATGTAGTTCGGTATTGAATACCCCCAGTCTACCCTCTCTACATGCCTGGATCTGCCCGTAAAAAGATACACCATTAAGGCTCGTGTTATATCGATCTTCTATCCTCGCCCAGATACTCTGATTGTACAGTAATGGATTTTTACCATAGAGATTCTTAGCTCTGATATTGACTTCTTCGAATGTAATCTTGTTAGATACAAACTGTACCAGATTAGGATCATATATCCCATCTGGTCTAGCATAACTACAAATATTAGGATCGAAGAATGTCTGATGAAAGTATCTAGCTAGATTAGATCTGACAGCCTTTATCTTCTGTAGCTGTAAATAAGTAGTCTCAGATAAGAGCGCTGCTGTACCACCTAGATAATTCTCTTTACTAAATATTGAGGTGATCGTAACTGACCCCTCGATGGCTGACATATCAGATTCATCTAGGAATGATTGGATAGAGAATCTAACGGCATAGACTCTATCAGTACGCCACGTCATAGGGGTGACGGAGGATATACGGAATATACCTACTCTACCGTCACCAGTACCAGTTAAAAATATATCTCCGATGTTAGCATTCATGTTGGGATACATGACAGCTTCACCAGAAATATTAGCACTGGCATTTTCATTATTAGCGGTGAAATCGAATGCCTTAGGTATAGTGATCTCTAGATTGATGATCTTTTGGTATTCGGCATTAAGGACATCTCGAGTGGTGGCATAGTCAGCTATGTTAGTCCTAATGTTAGACCCTTGAGTATTGAGCTGTCTATAGTAAGTCACTAGAGTGCGCTTACCCTTAATAAACCCAGCTAGCATCTGAGTCGTCTCAGGGTAAGATGATTTGTCTATAGCTAGTTTGTTTAAGTTACTGTCACCGACATATGGCATGTTGTTTACAACATCAGCCATACTGTTAGGGATCTCATTAGGTACGTTGTTCTGACCCGATGTTGTAAGTGAGAACCCTGAGCGGGGTGTTAAAGCCATAGTAGCCTCCTGTGCCTTGGTAATACGGATAAATTACATCATTGGGTTTAAGATACTGATCAGGCACATTCGTTAGATCTATAAAGCCTCGCTTTAGACACTCTTCGATAAACACTACTAACAATGACCTACCAGATACTGACGCTACTGTGGAATAATACTCACGCACCAACACACTAGTACTATCACTCCCGGTGGGTAGGGTATACGTGATATTTTGAGATTGAGTATATGCCATATAGTCAGCTAACTGACTAGGATTTTGAGTATAGCTATATATCTCATTGGTGATCTCATTATTAGTGACCATACCAGATAACACTGACTTAATCTGACCATTGTTAAATAGTTTAGATATCAAAGATATCGTCCTATTCTCAGTAGCGATATAGAAGTACTTATTCTTAATCAGTCTTTGTATATTACGCTCGATAGTCATCGGGAAGAAGTATCTATATTTAACCAAGATATTGTCCCACAGCGTGTCTGTCTTTTGTAGATTAGTAGTTTCAGATACGACTAAGTGATACGACTTATCATTGCGATTGGATGTCACGGATAGATTTAGGTTTTCATCTATATTTAATAGATTCTTACCTAATCTAGTGTCATCAGCAAATACCCCTATATGAAACAAGCCACCAAAATCAAAGACACTGCTTCCAGTCTGTTTTAATATATCCTGTACAATCGGATGTAAGGTTACATCGTCTAGTGTCGCTATATTAAATGTAGTCATAGGACCATCTAGTGTAAAGTGAGCTACTATCACTGGTCGATAATTATACCTAGCGTAATACGTATCAGCTACAAACCAGTCATCATAAGCGGGTAATCTAGTGATCTGATGAGCATTATTGTAATTACCATAGGACCGTTTCATGAACTCATTACACATGAGGTCCTGATAAACACCAGCCACATTGGGATTGTAGGTGTAATTGATCAGACAGTTTTCAAATAAACCATATGGGAGTACTGTGTTATCCACAGAGACTGGTGTGTGGACAGCTATGAGATTAGGTCTACCAAACTGTACAGTCAAATTAAAGTTTACTGTAAAGCTATCTGGTAGCTGATCTACCATATGTCCTTCAGGTTCTCTTTGATCCATATTGAGCTGTGCTAAACAGTTTAACTGCTGACACCTGATCATGAGCTGCTTATCAGCATTTGGTTTATCTAACTGAGACTTCCTGACATCGAAACTAATCTGAGTTTTCTTTTTGTCATTAATGTAGTCCAACAGAGTTTTACCATTGTAATCTGATTTAGCTTTCCATACTTCTGTGAGGAGCTGCAGTAGTCCAAATGATACTGGATAACTAAATGATAGATCGAATGGTTTCTGGATGAGTGATCCAGTATACTTAGTTTTAATTGTATCAAATGTGCGACATGCGTCATCATACGTCTGAAACGACAATATGAAATCCATACTGATCCCACATGCGACAGTCAAATGTTCTATTAAGATACCGGCGTCTGTGTCAATTAGGATAGGTGTATGATTACCCTTCTGGTTATTTCTAATACCATATGCAGGAGTAGTATAAGGACTATCTACTGGCCATGGTACCTGAGACTTATCCATGATGTAATCGACTTTGACATCACATCTGTTCTTGACTAGCGTAATAGCACCATTGCCATCATTGTACTGAGAGTAGGCGGTGAACTCATTTAAGATATAAACTGCATTCTGGAAATATCTTACTAGATCGAGTTCGTCTAATAGACCTGTCACTACTTGATTTGTGACAGTATTTAAAATATTTATTCCTGTGGATTCCGTATGAAAATAGACTGTAGGCATTTATAATACCTTTGATATTTATATAGAGGAAGTCATAGCATGAAAATGATTTCTAGCTGCTATATTAAATAGCTCATGAAATCCTATGATAATCTTAATAAGTGCCGCCGAACTCGTGTGGAGTAAGCTGATGAGTAATAACCTTTTAAATTCCCCTAGACTATTCACATATGTTTCGTCTATAGTCGATCGTAAGATTCGTCCACTGTCTTTGAGTCTATCGACCTCGCTTGGACTACTAAGATCACTAGTGACTTCATCTAAGACATCTGCTGATGCATCGGATGCATCAGCCTATGCTTCTAATCTTAGTGCCATATCCTCTCAGGCGGCGTTAGACTACTTTAAGTCGCACTTCATAGGTGTATACCCATCTGACCCTACAGTCGCGTCCTACGGTCACGCTATCGCTAATAACGCTATATATGTTAGATCGACAGATGGCAGACTGCGCTGGGTCACTAGTGTAGATGGCAGTGGTAATCCTACATGGGGCGATGCTAATGTGTTAGCGTTCCCTGTAATGCCTGGCACTCTCACGATCCAGGGTACTGGTAATAATGCAGCATTGATTCTGGATAATCAAAATACAGCCACCGATTACCGCATCGTAGCTAAAGATGATGGTCATCTAGCTATCGTGGATAATTCCAATGGTACTGAACTATTGGTTATTGTAGCTGGTATATTAAAGACTGGAGCAGGTGCTGTATTCTGGAATGCTAACAACGATGGATCTGGATCAGGATTAGACGCTGATCTACTCGATGGTCTAGATTCTACAGTGTTTGCTAAGTGGGCTGGTGGTACATTTACTAACACCATTACTGTACAAGGCGATGTATACACTTACAAGTCTGGTGGTACTACAGGAGCGGTCTATCTAAATAGTGCCGGTACTAGATATCTATATAACGATGGTACTAGTTACTTCCTACCCAGTCAACAATTGTATATCAATGGCGCATTGGCCTGGAACTCAGCTAATGACGGTAGCGGGTCAGGTATGGATACTGATTTATTCAGAGGCCAGACGGATGCTATATTTATTAAGAAATCCGAAATCCTATATGGGTCAAATGCCAATGGTTATTGGCGCAGTGAGCCCGTATCCGGTGGTAAGTTTCTACTAGTACAGTATGGACCAGGTAGTGCTGGTGAACCAACCAGTGGGCCATTCACGTTCCCCAAAACATTTGATGTAGGAAGTATAGCTGAAATAGATTTTCAGGTAACTGCGACTGGGGGTAATGCTGGTGCCACCAGTGGCGATGATGTGGGTGGTAACGTGAATACTACTTCTACCTATACTCTATTTTCGGATGATGGTACCAAAGGGGTACGTTGGAGAGCAGAAGCTATTGTCAACAGTGTTCCTTAATTAATGGAGTAATCTCATGACATATTCAATAGGAACATACGACAGCACTACACAGACTGTCCCAGTGACATTCGATCTCAATGGTCGTACGTATGTTAGATCCATACAGGCAGTATTGGACAATGGTACTACCTATAATGCGGTGGCCACTGATCTAATAGTGCAGAAACTAGTATCTGGTCAGATGTATCGATCGGAAATCGAAGACTCATTAACAGGTGGCCATCTTAGTCCTACTAAATGGACCAGATTAGGTGCTATCTATAAGTTCATTTTAAATGGTACTGGCTTAGTAACGATAGACACACTGCTACGTGATAAAGTCACTATCAGTACATCAGTCACATCCTTTTCAGCTACTGGTACTGAGACTATCCAGTACTATGTGTTTAATACTAATGTCGGGTACATTAGAGCGACACTTACAGGTACTGCCACTGCTGAATTAGTATAATCGTCATAATGGATTAGTGGGCTGTCCCACTAATCCATTATCTTTCTCTCACATAGATTAAATAGGGATATTTTCATGGTAGATGTTACAGCCACACAGACGGCTCTCTTAGCCTTTGGTTACAATCCTGGTCCGATAGATGGATCATGGGGTAGAGGTACGATGACGGCTATCTTGTGTCACCAGGTACAAAGACAGCCTGACGCGATGTTAAAGATGTTTGGTCAAGCGCTGGCTAATGAACTACCTAAACACGGTATTACCGCCACTAAGTTTAGACTAGCCGAGTTCATGGCAGAGACATCTCATGAGACGGGTGGGTATACCAGATTCGAAGAGAACATGCATTACTCAGCTAAGCGACTCATGCAAGTATGGCCTAATCGATTTAAGACGCTACAATCAGCATTACCCTATGCTTGGGACCCGACTGATCCAGACAAAGAAGATGTAGCTCTAGCTAATTATGTCTATGGTACTCGCATGGGTAATGAATCTAATGGTACTAGCGATGATGATGGGTGGGATAACCGTGGTGGGGGCCTTATCCAACATACTGGCAAAGCTGAGTATGCCATCCTAAAGAGTCATCTAGGACTCACGTCTGAACAAATTCATACAGATCCGGCATCTATGGTATTGGCCGTATGCGACTACTGGGATCGCGTTAAAGCTAATGACTATATCGATCGTAGTAACTTCGTCGATTTACGTAAGCGTGTGAATGGTGGCACGCTGGGTGTAGACGATGTAGCAGCTAAGCGTAATCGTAGTCTGTTAGTCATTAAGTAATACTAGTATCCATCTTTAGGAGGATTACTATGAACATAATTAGTACTATACTCTCTTTTCTAATGCCTCCTTTAGCGATACCGCTCACACTCTTTAAGAAACTATTCTCATGGAGACCTCCTCTATCCACAGTAATTGTCGGAGTACTGTTAGTCCTAACTACATTAGGATTCGGTATTCAGACAATTAGGATCGATGGATTCCATATAAGACCTAACTTAGGACTGTTTAAGTTTACTCTGGTATCTATAGATGGATATAAAGAGATTAACCTAAAATTAACTAATGCTTTAGCAGAGCGAGAAAGACTAGAAAAAGTAGCCAGACAAGATCAAGCTACAGTCAATCAACAATCTGCTATTATCAGTAGACAATTAGCGGAGACTACTAATGAAACTCATCCAGTTTCCTCAGCTCAAATTAAAGATGCGATCGCTGTGTATGCTAGTACCCATCGCGCTCCTGAGTGCGTGCGGGGACCCGGCTCCAGTGTACTCGACGGGAAAGCCAGTGTGCGTGGACCCGATAGTCCTACCCCGAGTGGCGACCAGTCCAACGTGGCACCCAGAATGGTGGTCATTTCCGAAGACGAACTCAACCACTGGGCCAACAATACCAAAGACCTCGACGAACTGCGAACGTATCTTAAAGGCTTAATCGATCGTGGTATAGCAGTACGATGGAACGATGGTACAGTTCATAGCGGTGAATGATTTATAGTAGAGGGTCACATGACCCTCTACTATATTTTGATTACTTTTGAAAAGGATCTATAAATGACTAAGTTTAGCGCGTTTGGGAATGCCAATTCGATAAGCGGAAGTGAGCTTATTCCAGTAGCTGACGAAGGCGTCAATAAAACTATATCGGTGAATAGTCTACAGAATCATATCTTAACAACTCCTAAGAGTGGTACTACAGCTAATAGACCCACAGGTGTACCAGTGGGCTATCAGTATTATGACAGTACTCTGAGTAAGCCAGTATGGTACAATAGCGCGGTGTGGAAAGATGCGTCTGGTACGACAGTGTAACCAAACAAGTGATACTGAGGCATTGCCTCAGTATCACAATAATCATTTATCTTTCTCATTGTCGGAGATTTTTGAAATAAATGGTGTAGGAGGTTTTATCTTCTTTAGTAATTGGATAGCTCTCATCAGTTTAAGATGAGTAATAAATCCCCCACTAAATATACTAAACACATAGAACCATTTATATATTATAGTAGATATCCACCAGTTTACAAATATAGTAATCCGCCTAGACATTTTAGCGAGTAATATAATCGACTTACTACTATCACTCAATGCAATAGTGAGCTCATCTATTTCAGGTACGGGGTATTTGTATTTAGGGACAGGTAGTAATTTATAAAATATAGATGTACTTCCCATAACACAAATGACTATAGGCCCTATTGTTTCTAAATAACCCGATAACGATGGAAAGAAATACTCGATCCATCTGAAGACCGACAGTATTCCAAGTCCGGAATCCATAACGAATATCCTTTTTATTATATCTTACAATGGTTTAATAATCAATCTACCCTAAGATAAATAGAAATAGTTTATAATCACACCATTGTGCACAAAAAATATCATCAGTCAAGTATTATTTATAGGTATAATTAGTAGAGGGAGGGTATTCCCCTCCCTCTATGGACTGCATTTAAACAGTCTTCTTGGATTTCTTTTTCGTCACAATAAGTGTAGCGTCTGTGGGAATAGTGCTGTCCACCGCGCTAATATCATCTACGATACCGTCTGTAGCGGTGTCTTCGACTGCTGGATCACCGATATCGGTATCCATGGTTTACTCAGGCTGAGAGTTATCTGTAATGGTATTTACCACTATGGATTCCGAGACTGAGTCGGTTGCATCAACAGTATCAGTAACCGTCTCAGTGAGTTCTGCCGCAGTAGACTCAGTCGGAGCGATAGCTACTTCATCAGCTGCTTCTACTACGACAGTACCGACTGGTTCCACAGGAGTTACCCCCGTTGGGACTGCAATTGGTTCTACGACTGGTGTGAGGGCTACTATCGGTTCCACCACGGTATCAGTCATTACGACTGATCCTACCTTGACCTTATACTCAACGCCGCGCCCCACCTCATTCACACGCTCTAGTGTGGCTACTTCATCATAAGCACCAGTATCATCTGTACAGATGTTTACATCGCGTGTGTATTCCTGAGTACCTTGAGTAAACGTCACAGTGACTTTACCAGTCCGCGTATTCACATCACCTAACTTAATATCCATGTCGATATCCTTTTAATAACAATCAAACTATAGTTAGATCGCGCCATAGACATACTCAGTGATACACTCGCATACACGGTATACCATGCTCCTTAAGAGCATCGATTATCTGTTCTCGATCATCTACAAACATATCTGGTTTGATAGTCTCTTGACTCCACCATTCCAGTTTAAGATCGTAATCATCACGAGTATCTCCAGCCGATCTCATTCTGACAGTGAGATCCAGTAGACCTACCATAGTGAGCCACGCTAGTGTATCTTCTTTAACTATATCACTCCGCCCTGTCCATAGTTCTACTACGTTACCAGCACTGAGTAGACTACGGATCATTTCGACGACTGGATAATGAGGGATATCCCACTTGCATGCTTTGAAGTAACTATCCCAATCACCATCTTCACGCAGGTGTTCTCTATGAGTAGTGTCAGCTAGAGTACCATCTAAATCGAATACATAATACATATCTAAATCCTATCTAGGTAGTAGTAGAGGGTCTATATAGACCCTCTACTATACATCCATCATATTACTTTTTAGTAGTACTTACTGACCAGAACTTAGGTTTGTAAGTACCATTTAAAATAGCTAGAATATCAGGCAGGGTCATGAAAGGACGATCCAGTCCTGCAGCTCCCTTATACGACCACCAGCCTCTAGAACTCAATATATCATCGACTGCATAGCCAGACTTTTGAAGCTGCTCAGCAAATGCATCTATACCGATAGAATAATCTACAGGTTGACCCATAAGTGACCAATTGTTCTGAATGACAAAAAGCTGGTAAGTAAGCTCTAGAGCTCTTTCTACTTTGTAAGTCCGAGACAGATCGAAGATCTTAGTCCTACCAATATCTAAGTTGTCGAGTAATGGGCTGCGCACTGATCTAGGATTACCTATCCCATAATACTTGTTATTGCGAAGATAGTTGTAATAGCTAAGGCCAGTCATGATACCGAACCGCTGTGATGATACCATCTGAGTCTGCGATCCTGATGGAGCATTCTTACACCGCACTAGCATCATAGATAGCTCTTGTAGCTCAGTACCAGATACATGAGTATCTGATGGGTAATCAGTAATAGTGCGATCAGCTGCGCCCACGAGAGCCTTAGTGCTGGAGATTTTAAAGATCGATGACATCAGGAAGTTAAACTTAGGACCCATGGCCTTAGTCGTCTCATCCTGGTTCATGTACTGCATGTCTTTCTTGACCGGCTTACCGTCCATGGACTGCTTCCGACCCAAGTGACCTGTCATGATGCAGTAGATACCAGCCTTAGCACAGATACTAGGTAGCTGGCGCATAAGCCTAGCTTTGTTCCATCCCTCTTCCATGAAGATAGTACGCATAGCACTCATTTCAGTACCAGCATTATGTTCTTCATTTTTGATATTGAGTTGGCGCACTAATGCTTCAGTCCAGCTATCGATACCTACAAATGTCGGGAGCATCATCCGATAGGGTTTACCAGTAGTCGGATCTAGGATCTCAGTCTCTACTTCCCAATCTTTAAACTGCTTGATCTTAGTATCTCGAAGCTGCTTCATGAAGTCAAACCAAGCATCCAGGTTCTCACCATGATCAGTGGTAGGATCAAATATCTTAATCCTTTTTTCTAGATCAGTGATATGCGCTTCACGCTTTTCTGGTTCATCGACATAAAGATTAGACATATTGGCCAGACGATTAGTATCGAGAGCCGCATACTCACTATCAAAGTCGTAATACTCTGACTCTGGGAATCTAGCCATAGCGTTTACAGCTGTACCATGTAAACACGTCGACTTAAACTTATTGGCATCTGCGATAAATGCAGTGGTCATACCTAGACCACCAGACATAGCCCACGTACCAGTGGTAGTAGGTACAAACTTACCATTAGTGATATCTAACGGAGTCCCAGTATTAATATAAGGACGATAGGTGGCGCCATCGTCTTCCGATAGACTCATGAGTGTACGAGCATTCATTATAGAGTACCTTTTGATAGCGTAATTATAGATAGATAGGTTAGTTAAATCATACAATCAAACCTTTTGTAAAAATAATAATTACTTACCTTTTTGGTATAAGATAACCACTATCCTAGATGATATGACCTCTATTGACATGATATTTGAAAGGATGTTTGACTATGGTAGCCAACATCACGAACTACGTATCGTCTACTATAAATCGAGGAGATGTTTTATCTCCTACAGAGTTTTACTCTATAAACTCTATGATCCTAGGGATCTTAAAAGATTATCGATACAGTAGTATAAAAGCTAACAATATAGCTTTGCAATCGCATAAGACTAATTACGATGATCCTCACAACACTATGGGTAGTCTATTTCCAGATATCGTAAACAGGGTCTACAGCTTTTATAGTACTATGACAGATACCCCTATGAGTCTATATGACTTTAACACTACTGTAGTACCTTCTGTGTCCTTTTTAGAGCTATGTCATCGGATAGTCCTGAATAGATATCTATACAACAGTATAAAAAGTGGTAACACTACTCTCACTACTACATTTTTAAACATACCCAATGATGTGTTTCGTACTGATAATCCAGATACTGTTACTAAGGTCACATTTAGTAATAGCTTTAGTAATGAAGCTCAGTTTAATCAATATGGTATCGCCAGTACGACCACTCCTCCTAATCTCATACAGACTGCTACTGATCTCAGTTTACCATCAGATAGGCTCAAACCTCTGTTCTCTACATCGGCTAGTAATCCATATTTCCCAGGACTCTCTCCTGAAAATGATTACACCATTAGTGTAGAAAGCAATGCTAAGTGGTATACAGTGCTTATGCAGGTAGTGTGGACTCCTCAGGTCAATACTGATATATTCACCATCGGTACGATTGATGCTCTCCTCACCGTCTATATGACTAGTAAGCGAGCTATCAATGTCAAATATAACAACATCGTGTTGTTCACTACTGATATACCTGTCGCTGATGGTAGAATTAGTATAGAGTTTTCTACTAGTGGATCACTGGCTGTAAAGACTGTGGTGAGCGGTATAGTGTACACATACGCATTCAATCTACCGATTCCAGAATTGCTGACTACTGAGCAGGGCGAATATATCGTAACTGAAGATGGCTACTTTATACCCCTAGAAAATAACAGTGGTATACACTGGGATTGGTCATATGAGTCCAATAAACAGCTTCGTGTTAAACTAGGCCTAGAGAGTACAACGGCTAGAGGAACTTGGAATAACGTATCCATAACTAACTCCAATGCTCTACGTGATAACAATGGAGAACCATTGTTATCTGAGAATGGATATGTACTAACTTCAGAAGGAATCACTGGCTACGACTTTGGTGTTGGAGCTTGTAGTCTAAGAGAGCTATCGTTGTATAAAGGTACAGCGACATACCCTTACGCTGCATGAGCCATGATAGTAAGAATAATTAAAGGAATATCATCATGACCATAGACCCCAACGCCAATTACTATCAACCATCAATGGGTAGTATCACTGGGTTCGACAATCTAACGATCACACAGACTAATACTCCAGTACCAACATTGGGTTGGTCAGTCGATCAACTAAGACAATTTCTACTCAATCCCGATGAACAGAACTTTCCATCCAGGGACTGGGTATTTAATGTCGATCAGGACATCTCTCATCACTTAGTTGACTTCAATAACCCTCACAATGTAACTATAGACCAACTCACAAATGATTTCATTAAGAACATCATGAGTAAGCTAGTGCCAGGTACTCTACCGTCTGGTCCGGCCATAGTGTCTTATGATGCAGCATGCGAGATACCGTTGGAGACTACTGAATACATCACCGATGAATCGGGTGTGGTTATCACTACTGAGAATGGTGAGAATATAGAGACAGGAAGTTCGTTTGTCGGCCTGTTCCCTGGATCAGCTATTTCTACAAATATGTATCGCCTCAATATCAGTGATCAGTTTGTCTATAGTCAGACAGCGTTCGATCACTCGATGGTCGATTACACTATCGGTAAAGCTGGTATCCCTCTATTTCCTAGTTATACAGCTGTGGCTCCTACCACGTGGGGTAGTGATACCACTACACGACTAAATACGTTATTGACTACTAGTGTAATTCCTACATCTCTACTAGCACCGTTTCCACTCTACGATGTTTTTGAAACATCTATGATCGGTGAGTTTGGACTCAATCTCCCTGTAACACAAGTAGCCGGTATGACGTATTATACATGCTTCTATATCGTACCTACAGATAACACAGGTACACTGCGCATAAACCATCCTAATAATACTACAGACTTCGCATTGGTTTCATTATTAGATGGTTCAGTTATTAGATCATCGAGTAACGTACTAATCTCAGCTGCAAAATATACCAGTGGTATCGTTAGAGTAGGATTTGGATTTAAGTCTCCTGTTGGTAATGCCGCTACTAGCATTAAGTTGACATATGCGCCATTTGGTCAGAGCTCATATACACGCACTGGTGTCGATGCTCAACTCATGTTTTCGATCGGTGGACTATCGACATCGACGGCTCTCGTAGAGCGTCCTCATCTGGTAAACCAGACACTCCCAGCAACCAATGGTCAGTTCATTGTGGATATGACTAAGATTGTACAGAACACATTGATATCGCTCAATGCAGCTACTATCAGTGTCAGTACGTATATGAGCGATCTACTATCCGGTACTGATCTAGGTAATCCTACGATCATGACATTTGGTCCACTGTCACTAGTCAGAGGTAACACTCAGATTAATGTACTGGTATCTGGTACTCCCATCGGATCTATTCCTTTTGTACCTGGTAGTAACACATACGCGATCAGCTATAGTCCCACTACAATCATCATTAAAGACTCTCACAGTGATAGACAGACCTTTACAGGTACTTATCCACTACTACCCCTCGGTAGTCTTTATTTTGAGAAGTTCAGTGGCTATCTACTAGGCTTTGAGATCTATGCTGGACAAGACACTGCTCTAACATTGGAATATCTGACCAATGGATAAGTTATTCACGGTAATTGATAGATTGACATTTATCGATTCTTCATTTATCGGGTGCGAGAGTATATCGTTGTCAGCTAGAGTACATGACTTCATGCACTACTACTTTTCTAGATTCTTGACTAATATCAAGGACACGATGAAAGAGTTCTCTCAATCTGAAATCAAAGATTATACCACTAGGTATCGCAGAGCCATCGATCTATCTATCGATGATCCATTGGTGGATATAAGATCTATGATCTTAGCCATACCTAAAGGGATGATCCGCTCTTATCCAGATACTATTTCAGTATTAGTGAAACTATTAACTGATATCAATTATACCACTATCCCTAAAGATCTAAAAGCTATCGAAGATAATCTTAAGAATCCTGATAACATATCTACGATAGCTCCTTACTCTGCTAGTGATTTTAGTAGAGATAAGACTTTACTCAGTGGTTTATTTACACAGGCTGGATTGATTCATAAAACTGGTGAGGTGTTGTTTAACAATAAACAAGATATCCACAAAGTAGAATCAGATCTACTAACATTAACCAACGAGTGTTATCCACTGGTGTTTGATATCAAGACTATCTTAAAGTATTTAGAAGAAGCTCATGACAGAGCTAGTGATGTGCCTGAGCATATGCCCAACAGTCTACTCTCAGTGGGATATAGATTATCTATATTTTCGGTGGTAGTAGATAACATACAAGCGATAGAACACAACTTCGTACAGTGCTTAGAATCGATTCGTAAACGTAGTCTTAGGAATAAATAAGAAGAGGATGATGAGAGGGCGTGAGCCCTCTCATCATATCTCTCAATTAGAAGTTTACAGTAAGATAACGGAAGATATGATCTTCGGAGCCTACAGACGATAGTAGTAGAACTGAGCCATTCTCAATGAGATTGGATCCTACGATATCCTTAGTGGTAAGATATGTTTCCACCAACTCACGATCGCCTAGAGTATTCTCGTGGAATCGCACGGCTCTAAATTCATCTTCTACAACCACACTACCGATATAGTACTCACCCAGCTTAAACAAACTAGCGATAGGTAGTTTGTTCTCTCGTGGACCACGACGCTTTTGTCCACGACGATCCTTCTTGGAATTATCCACTACTGGAGGAGAAGTATCGCCTTTGGTGAGATCCTTCTTGATCTTAGCTTCTTTGTAAGCTAGACGGCAGAATTCTTCAAAGTCTTCATATCGACCATTGAAGATTCGAGGCTCTTCGTCGTTGTCGAGATTGAGAGTGATATCATCAAGTGACTTCTCGATAGCTTCTCGGTTATAACCATTGGGAGTGAACGGTAGAAAGTGAGGCTTCCACGGATATGCTTCTGGAATATCATTCACCGAATTAAACAACCAACCAACGAATGGGCCTTCCTTGTCAGAGTAATCGTCTTCACTGAACTCTACCGTCATAGCACTACCATCATCGTCGATCCGGTGGACTCGTGTCAAGATACAATTTACACTCGGAATCGAAAGAGGACGATCTTCGTTAGCGTTGTTCTGATTGAGTTGTACTGAACATGTCCCAGCGATGGAGTACATCAGCACATATGTGTAGTTGTTCACCGTGTCGTAAATAGCAATACCAAGGGTATCACTCACTTCGATCCGATTGAGATGAATTCGTGAGACAGGTCGGGTATAATCCAAGAATGATGATGACACTACCACACGATTCATAGCAAGCGGAGAGTAGTCATTCTTGGCTGCCATAATAACTGCGTTAAACGACTTACGCTGAATGGTGTTAAACAACACATCCCAGATAGCTAGGCTACCGCTACTGCGTTGATCTGGACGACAGGCTAGAGTGATCTCAGTAAGAGCATCAAACTTCTCACGACTTACCTGACGCAGAATCTTTTCCGCATCGATGGAATAGATGTTACCAGTGGGATCTTCTGGGTTATTACTAATGAGACGATTGAAACTCAAGGATGCATCAAATGGCGCATCCGCCCTAGTGATATTCTTAGATACGACATTGAAACTCGAGAGACGACCATTCGAGAAATTAAGACCAGTCATGTATAGATCCCTTATGAGAAAAAGAAAATAGGTTAATTAAAATAGCGCGGCTTCGATGATCGAACTATCACTAGCTCCTTGAGGACTACCCCAAGCATCGATATCGGTAACATACTGAGGCATCTCTTCTAAGTCATCCACAATACCAAACTCAGTAAAGGGATAAGCACAGAACTTATGATTCTCAGGAGTATCTTTACATCCACGGTTTTTACGATTGACCATCGTTAGAAATTTATGACCATCGACATTGTTTTCTAGTTGTAAGAAAAACAAGATATCCACAATACGGTGGACGTCAGAGCTATCAGCCATCAGTGATGGATTAAACTTCTTTACTGGATAGCGAGTATCACGTGCTATCTCTTCGGCTTTCTTAGTGAGCTGATGACCAGTGGCTAATAGATAACCACATGACTTTGCATGATTAGCAAACTTAAGATAATTCTCTTTGATGAGCTGTATCTGCCCCTGCGATGAAAATGAGTCACCAGGATCGATTCCGCGGGCCTCACTCATGTAGTCTAGGTCGAACAATACGACTTGATAACCTAAGTCCACAAATGAATTATATCTCTGAGTGAATTTCCTAAATGAAAACTCATGAGGAGAATATCGATCGATAAATAACTCTACATCAAACTGAGAGAAATACTTCTGTAACCAATCTGTGATCATCTCAATCGATAGCGTATTGAGATCTACTTGACGTTTTTCGATACGACAGTAAAGGATCTTAAATACATCCATGAGGTTTTGATTGACTTCATTTTCTAGTGAGACAAAGTAAACCAGTGCTTTCTTATCGGGCTCTACAAATATTTTATTGTAGATAATAGTCCAGAGCATGATAGATACTAACATACCAGACTTGTAGTTATGTGAGCTAGCAGCAAAGACTACAGTCTCACCCAGTCCAAATCCACCTCGGCTACCTAGTGCCTTATTAAGACCTTGTAGACCAGTCTTAATGACACCTCTGATATTTCTATCCATAAATGTATTAAGAGCTCTCATGATACTGTCTTTATCAGACAGACTCACATACGTCTCTGAAGCTTTGGTATCTGAGACAGCCTGACGAGATTCGATAGACTTTAAAGAGTCATCTAGCATGCTCTTTACTTTATTGAGTTCGATCTCTTGCTCTTCGACATCACTAATCTCAGAGATGTTCTTAGACTTAGCAAAGATCTTCCTAGCTACAGCATCGATACCTGAGAGTAATAACGCATTGTTGATGCGCTTAGTGTATTCATCGATTTGTTTAGCAGAGATAGGAGTATCCGCGGTCAGTACATCTGTGAGCAGATCTCGGATGACTGGATGCGCTTTGATAGTCTCATTACTCTTTACTTTGAGTAAGAGTATCTTAGAAGCAGTCACATCTTCCTGATTGGTATTTTCAGCTATGACTGATTTGATAAGACTCTTATATACTTCAATGAGTTCATCATCACCAGTCTTGAATTCTTTTTTAGAAGATAGTTTATCTTGGACTTCGATAAACTCTTTTACAAGAGCACGAGGTCTATCTGAACTATCTCCTAGTAACAGGAATAGTGCATCTAAATAGGTAGAGGCAGAAACCAACATTTCGGTTCACCTTTTGATAGAACATACAGAATAGGTCGACACAAGATCGTGCTGATATCTCTATTTATAAATATCAGGATCCAGTGTGGAAATACAAGATATAAAGATAGTATGACTTTATTACCAACAGTAAAAGGGATAGACTCATCTGGGTCGTCCAAATCATAAATCCTTTTTGGAACTTTTTAATAATCGATTGGTTTTGAAAAGTCTTAGATTTGTGAGGTCATGACCTATTTACAATGAGGATCATCAATATGCTTTTCCTAAGAGACGAGAAAGTATTCTCGGTTTCAAAGACGATGGGAGCTGTCCCATACGACGACATCAAAACACTATTTAGTGAGTTCTTTTGTTACCTACTCATCACTGGGTTATATCTAGAGGGTAGATCACATGGTGGTCTCCGTAGCAGCGCCGATAGACTCAGCGAAAACCAAGGTGTAGTTGGGCTATTCGATAATTGCTATAATTACAAATTAGGTAAAATCTATAGCGATGAACTCATAGCCAGGTACAAAGTACTCTTGGTTCATCCTGACATCATCGACTCTGAGTTAAAAGTATTAAGACAACTCGATGGTATCTTCTTAGATAAGAACGAGACTTATGGTTATCAGCTTTCAGCTAATGACATCCTAGGTATCGCTTATCGCCGTGTGTTTACAAATGATATGATGAACATTGCCCATTACGTGGCAGTGACATTTGGACAGACTGAGTTTCCTGAAACTAAGAAACTACCAGTCCTTTATATTTCATTGTTTGGTAATATCCATCTTAGTCAATACGACACCACTATGGTGTCTGCTCCTAAGTTACTATATGGTACACTGCGAGATGGCGTCCAGGTGACTGCGCTATGGTCATTACTCTCTACTCAGATTGACAGTATAGGTGAAGCTTATTGGCCAGGTAACTATCTAGGTGATCTACTGACCAGTCTATCATTCCTAGGAGCAGATGTCAATGATGGTAGAGCTATTTCCTATCCCAGACTAGCCAATGCGCTAAGTGTCAGTGGTAGACTAGGGATCGATGGATTCAATCCCATCCCGATGAGTGCTCAAGCTTACAAAGAATTTCTATATGGTACTATACGTGGAAACAGTGGTAAGATGGATGTCATCAATACCCCCATTTTCCTATATATACTAAATGTTATGATGGAAAAGGTTGAAGCAACTTCACAAACCCATCTTTTCGCAGAAAATTCTTCCTTTAGAAAACTCTACCAGTTTAATCAAATAAACTACAAAAAGGTAGACCAACCCCACATCCTACAATACGCACTCGAGGCTCTCGATGCTAAAGTAGATGACACTGAACAATCTTCTGAGGAGTCAGCCGATGGCTTTAACGAGGAAGATGATACTACAAAGCCTACTGAAGGTAGCACTGAAGATCCAATCGAAGAAGATCCTCAGACTGATGAAAATGGTTATGATCCTGCTTCTCCTCCGCCAGCTGTCCCTATCGGGGCACCTAGTATGGATAAGAATACTATAGACATCATCTCGTTTGATAAAACGGGAGAAGGTGTTAATGAAGATCTATACCGAACCGCTGTAATCGCTTTGAATGATCGGCTTCAGAGAGATGACAGTATCGAGATAGAATCTGAAACTAAAGATGCTCTTAACTATTGGGTTAATGGCTTCTTATACAGAACAGCTATCTCAGCCACTAAAGATCAAATTTCTTCTCTGGGCCTTCAGCAACATCTGAAGATTTTAAGTAAAGTGAAAGGTTAATCCATGACGTACCCCAATACCGCGCTGCGCGAGCGTATCCGTGAGGCAGCTAAAGAACTCGGCATCCAAGCCCCGCGCCAGTCGTTGGCCGCGCGCGTTAAGGATCTGACCGTCGACGTACTCAAGGGCTGGAATGCCGTTACTGCTCCTAAGGGCGCTGGCGCTTTGGGTCTGGAATCATTTGGTTCGGAAGCTCCTGTCCGTAACCCCAGCTTCGATGCTCTGCGCGATGCCGATCCTCGTAAGCTCATGAAGGGCCTCAATGACATGGGTATGGCTCCTCGCCATATGGAACAGGTCACTGAGAGCATCATGGGTCTCTATGATAATTCCAGCTATAACACGACTGACATCCTGCGTGGCGGTTCGTTCAACTCTGATTCGCATCAGCCTCTCTCGCGCGTCGTGGGCCGCACTTCGGCTTCGATCCTCAGTCAGCAGGACAGTGGTCTTGGTCTGGAAGCTTTTGGTGATGACATCAATCGTCTGGCTACTGACGATCGGCTGACCATGAGCCTCATCATCATGCGTCCTTGGGACAACATCATGGACAAGGCCCTGGCTCGCGTTAGCGAATCTTCGCCTGTCGTGACTGTACGTGTCCCTTCACCTGAAGCTTGGGATTGGGCTACGACTCAGCAGGCTAACTCGACTGCCGAATCGCGTAGCGGTTCTTCGAACACCTATCGCCTGCGTAACCTGTATCGTAACCCGACTCCGGTTAACTCGGCTCCTAAGAAGATCGTTGCTCTGACTGCTAACGATTCAGGCAGCGTCCTTTGGAACAGCACCACGCAGTTCTACAAGACCGCTAAGGACGTTTCGCTCCTCGATCTGGCTCGTGATAGCTCGCGCTTCACCTACGATCGTGTCGACCGTACTGACCTGATCGCCGATGGTGGTATCCTCGACAACGTGATCGTCGAACTCTCGGGTACGGTTAGCTCTGCTACCGTTACGGAACAGTTCCTGATCAACACGCGTCCTTTCGATATGGCTTATTTCGTTGTAACGCCTTCGAACAAGACGTCTGGTGCTCGTCAGGTCATCCTGGAAGCAGTAGTACCGTTTAGCTCGGCTACCACCAAGTACAATGGCGGCGCCTCGACGCTTGCTGCTCAGCTCACTGATGCCAAGATCAAACTCCGTGTCCGTATCACGGCTTCGCTCGACATCAAGACTGGACTCCTGTATGCTTCGGGTACGGCTGCTCTGACGCTGGTACAGCTCGCTGCTGGTACGGTTATCTCGGCTGGTACGAACACCTTCTTTGGTACGCTTACCGCCGCGGTTGTTGCTTACAGCACCGACCTGGCCTATGACGAAGAGAACCAGCGCAAGGCTAACCTGGCTGTCTGGGTCAACTACTCGGAACAGCAGTTCGTCGTTCCTCGTTCGCGCATCTATTTCACCGAATACGCCCTGACTCAGGACGTCGATGAAAACGCGATCGCCGCTACCTCGTCCATCGTTGCTCTTGGTAACGGTCGGCGTGGTCTCGACATCGTCGTGAACGCTCTTAACGATACGGCTAGTGGCCTGGCTTTTGCTAACGCTAACCCTGAGATCGCTTCGTGGAACACGACTGATGAGCAGTCGTTTGCTGGTTCGCTTGTGAAGCCCACCGTGGTCACCACCACCATGGACTTTGCCACCGAAGAGCTCAACACTATGAACGAATCGACTCGTCTGTCGGAAATCCATGGTCGCTTCCGCGCTCGTTTCCTCTCGATGGTCACGCAACTATTCGCTAAGTCGCTGATGCTCAATCAGTACAAGGCTGGTGAAACTCCCGTCATCAAGGCCTGGTGCCACTCGACGATCGCTGATCTGGTTATCGGCATCCTCGACTATCATCCTGACCTTAAGGACAAGGAATCGCTGGCTACTGGCGCTGATTACTCGATGGTACTGCCTAACGGCTACCGCCTCGATGTCATCAAGACCAACCTGGACTGCATGCAACAGCGCATCTACGCGATCCCAGTGATCGAGAGCGATCCTGCTAGCATCATCTCGGGCGCTTCGATCCGCGACTGCGGTACTGTCACCACGAACTACACCCCCACCAACGGTGGTGCTGTGACTCGTCGTGTCGCTACCACGACTCGTGAAATCGTGTTCGTGTCGAACCGCGTTGGTATCTGCATCAACCTTACGGGTCTGCAGACTCAGTTGGGTACGTTCGGTTACACGCCGGTATTGCTCAACGCCGACTACACGGCGTCGCTCACGGTATAATCTTTTCGTATCATCGATCAGATGGATGGAGGTGGGGCGTAAAGCCCCACCTCTTTTCCCTTTATGATCTTTATTCTATTATTTAACCTTAAGATGATTTGATAAATAGTAGATAGGTCACACACCATATGAGTAATCCTGAAAACATAGTCGCTAGGACTATGCTCCATAGCACCTATGTATCTGATCTAGGTAATGGTACTGATGCGATAGTGGTATCTGAGATAGTCGAGAATGAGAATGGTGATACTAAACCTAATCTAAGGATCATTAAATCACCTAAAGTATCCTTCTGGGTTACTCAGCCTCAGTATCGTAATCATACAGACAAAAAAGAATTAGAAGAGCTCAGAAAGTTAGATGAGTATATCGTACCTTATAAGGATAAAGATAAAGAGATCTTCAAAGTCCTTAATGGTTTCTATCCTAACTTCTTGACATTTAAGCAGAGGAAGGAGCTTTATCAGAGCCCTTATCTCTATGGCGCGAATATCGATATCAGTGCATTAGTAGGTATTAAATATAAGCAGGATCTACTAAAAGCTAATAGGACGCCTCACACACCCACCACAGGCTTCTTCGACATTGAGAAGAGCCTCATACCAGCAACATATGGTAAACTGCCTCTAATGGCCTTTGTAGCCGAAGATAGAGTATATCTAGCTATGAAGCAGTCCTTCATGTATGAAGAACGCAATGGTAAAATGGAATCTGTATCGATTGAAGATGTGGAAAAAGCAGCTCATGAATATATAGATCCTTTAGTAGAAAACATCTTTGCTACCAATAGTGATCTAGCTGACTATAAGTCCAGATTACCTTTTAAATATCATTTTTTCGCAGGTGAAACTGAAGTCGATATGATTAAGTGGATCTGGGGTAAGATGCATGAGACTCAGGTATCCTTCATCGGTATTTGGAACCTAGGCTTTGATATCCCTGAAATCATCGCAGTCTTAGATGAAGCTGGTATAGCTCATAAGGATGTATTTGCACATCCTAGTCTTAAGGGTACTCCATATAGCTATGCTAGCTTCCATGAGGATAAACGAAAGGTAGCTCACTTTACTCAGAAGTGGCATTGGTTATCAGCTACTGGCCATTGTCAGTTTGTAGACTCTATGGCTCTGTATAGTTACATCCGTACTGTGGATGGCAAAGAAGCGTCATATGCCTTAGATGATATCCTAAAGAAATATAATCTAGGGGGTAAGCTAAAGATTGATAAGACTAGCGAGTTAGAAGGTCTGCAGACAGAAGACTGGCACCGTGCTATGCTAGGTAGATTCTTCACGCTGTACGCTGTGTATGCGATGTGGGACTCTATGAGTCTGCAGCTATTAGAATGGCGTAACAACGATCTAACATCGCTTATGCTTGGATCAGATATATCTAGCCCTAAGTACTTTCCTAATCAAACCATTAGAGCCACGAATACCCTGTTTGAAGATTGGAAGCCCAAAGGGTTTATACTAGGAACAGGTACCGACGTTGAGGGTATTAGAGATGATGATCTACTAACTGCTGGCGGTGCAGTTTTGTCTCCTCAGAATCTAGTAGCTAAAGGGGTGAGATTGTTTAAGGAGTGGCCTAATCATCACACGCACTGTTATGTGTGGCTCGGTGATGTTGATTTTGCCGCATTGTACCCTAATCTATCACTGTGCATGAATATCTCTAGACAGACTAAAGTATCCACTATACTGTCCATTAAGGCGCCTTGGGTACAGTCCAGGTATCAAAGTGACGTAGCCATCGAGACCTACTGTAGCTACCTTATTACGCCAGATTCCACTGGATACGAATTAGGAACTGAATTCTATAATCTTCCCACGTATCAGGAATTAGATCGGGAATTTGAGAAATATCTACAAAAATAAATGAATAGATATGGGGGCAGTTGCCCCCATATCTTACTTTTTATCAATCAACTCATCAATAGAGTATTTTTTAGAGTTAAGTATCACTGCTATTTCATTTGACGTCTTTCCTGACAGTAGACAAAGCTCAGCTCTAGTGTATGGTTTTAACTTATAGATATACTGTCTACCTGGTTCAAATGGATTGACTACGTAACTAGCTACTTCTGAATTATCGACGGTGTTCTTCAGTAGCTGTCTACCCGCATCCACATATCTATATTTTACTACCTTAAGATCTATACCAGTAACCGAACTAAGATCAATCAATGACACTTCTATACCGAGATACCACACAGTCGTATCATCTGGTATACCGAGTTTGTAAGATATATTATTTCTTTTATTATTAGCCTGTTCTAATTGCGTGGCCCAACGACAGTTACTAGGCTCATAGTTACCATCCACATCTATACGATCTATGGAGTATTTGTACCTAGGCGCAGGGCGCGGCCCCATATCAGCTATGAAATTAGAAAACCCATCATCACCACGCCATCTATCACAGACGGTAATACCTCTACCACCATATTTACTATAGTTCGTATCGGTCGGATTGTCACATCGATATTTCATACCTTCGTAGATGCGTTTGTCAGGATGCATCTTATCTTTACGATAGTCCTTAGCATACTGCTTACGTGTTTCAGTATTTTCCTGATAATAGATCTTGATCTTCTTATTTATGTGATCCTCATTGGCCTCTCTGTATACTTTCTTCTTGGCTTTTATTTCAGGGAGATGTTTAGCTCTATAGTCTTTTTGATGACTAGCTCTATGTTCGACATGATCGGCTCTCCACTTCTTTTGATAGTTAGCTATGACATCAGTATTATCTACTCTGTACCTTCTTTTGTTTTCTCTTATCTCCGACTTTTTTCTCTGCCCATATTCTCTATTCCATTCTTTCCTCTTTTGGGTGCATATAGCACACTTACATCTAGTGGTGCCTAAACATGACTCATTAGTTTCGCTCATATCACTTCTACTCTTATAAATTACATAGATCTGATTAGACTGTTTATAAAGACACAGTGAAGTCTATATCAATGAGTGATATAGAGATTCAGATTTAATGAGTATTAGATAGAAGTCTTTATTATGACGATGCTTTCTAATGAACGAGATAAATTATGCTGTACTATATGACGTATATCGCAGTAGGGATAGTCTTACTTATATTCCTACTGGGTTATAAGAGTGTCGAACGAGGATGGTCTCCGAAGCACTTTCGATATAACATCGCCCGAGGAGATTGGGTAGATGATTTATGTAAAGTATTATTTGTGATATTTTGGTTTCCAGTGACTATATGGCATGTGGTCAGTATGATACTGTGGTATATTAAGATCGATGATCATCGTGGATGATCCTGTATTACCACTAAAGATATTTAGTGTAGATCCGGCTACTGGTAAGTCAGGGTGGTCAGTATTACTCGTGGAGTCATTACGTCCTCTAGTGATTAGAGTGTTAGCTCATGGTCAATTAGATGGACAAAAGCTATTAAGGACTAAGAAGGAATTACAACTCAGCTTCCAAAAACAGTACTGCGTCCTCGATGCTCTATATGAAGCTTATGTGAATCTCATTACTGAACATAGTCCCGATGTAGTCGTAAGTGAAGGAGCATTCGGATATAAACATCTCAATGCTCTGATTTCACTGACATTAGCTATAAACACATTGCGTAGAGCTAGTCATACGACTATCGGTAAGGATGTCTATGAGATAGCTCCTATGTCGACTAAGAAGGCTTTTAGTGGCGTTGGGAATGCCGATAAGGATATGATGAGGAGAGCTTATCTAGCATCCACATATCTCACTAGGACCGATGTGGTAGACATCAGTGAGCATGAGATAGACTCCGTTGCGCATGCTGTAGGATACATAAAGATACATCTATTAAAAGATGTGGATCATAAAGCCAATAAGATTACTTTAAAATCTAACAAATGAATGATCATAGAGAGGAGCCTAGGCTCCTCTCTATGTGCACTTATAATTACTGTAAACTAAGTATTTCTGGGTAGTCGAAGACTCTACCGCAATAGCACACATCATCTGATTTATCAAACGACCTACTAGTAGATGATACAATCTCCTCTCCTTGTACTGAAAATAACCTAATGGAGAACTTATTAGATTCTTCATTGAGAAAAGGTATATGATGCAGAGCCGACTGTATGATAGTCTCAGCCATATATCGCACAGGTGACGATCGTGTCATCACATCTAACTGATACACTCCCTCAGGGCTTCTGTGACGACTATGCGCACTGCCTTCTACTTTTACTAAAAAAGAGATATGACTCTCCATACTCACCTCATCACCACGCCATTTAGAGTACCGCCCGTACTCATATAGTGTATGGCTATTTTGTTACAATGTTTATTTATTAGAAATTAAACAAAAAATAAAGAGAGCATATGGGGGAGGCATCTGCCTCCCCCATACTCACGTAAGACCGTTAATTAGTCCTTGATGTCGAGCTTAGCACGGATCGCATCACGAGCCGTCTCACCATAGTTACCGATGATGCGGCTCTTAGTTGCGACTTGAGTCTTGATGCGACCATAGGTCACCTTGATCTCACGTTCACCATTACCATCCGCATTACCACGCTGTGGAATGGGATTATGAGTCTCAGCAAACGCTGTGACAGTAGTGGCTCCCCCAAACGTAGGAATGCGTACTACGCCATCCAAAGCTATGCGGAAGTCTTCGTCCTTGAGTTGATCCTTGGTAGCCTGAGAGATCTTCTCTTCGACCACAGAAACAGCTAGAGCTGCAGCAGCAGTCGTTTCGAAGTTCACGGCGTCATTGACCCTCTTGAGGTCGGCTTCAGTGACACCATGCTTAGCGATGGCTTTGACAAATGCTGCCTTGGGTACTTCTAGGATACCGGACGACTTAGTCTTTGCTTCACTGCGGTAGAACTCAACAGCATCATTGAGGCCTTCGATGGTTTCAGTCTGCTTTGTCATTTCTTTTTACCTTATTCATTTTTCGTGCACGTGAACAAAGGAAGTAGTGTAATAATAACATTTACTCTACTTTCCATATTAGTAATATAGGGTTATTTATTTATTGAGATTTTTAATAGGCAAAAAACAATAGATATAGAGGTGGGACATTGTCCCACCTCTGACTCGATTAGTCATCATCTAGTAGGTTGAAATGGAGTTGGAGAGTTAATGTATCGGATTCTGAGGAACTTACCTTGAGTGACTCAGATTTCCCGTAACACTTACGAGTTCGAAAATTAACGAATCCGGCCCCCACAATGTGGTCGCTAGATAGATTAAGTGACCTGGCAATGTCGGAGTGGTTATCACCTGCTCCAAACACAACGATTCTACTCACTCCACCGAGATTATAGGTTATGTATTTTGGATCGTACACGATTATTTATCCAACGACATTGCGACGAGGTCATTCATAGTGGGGATGTTCTTAAGACATCTTCCATCCGGTTCATATGTGAAATGTTCTGATCCCCCAACCATACCGCTCATCCACTGTAGAATGACTGGGTAACCAAATCGATTGAAGTAGATAGATCCTGGTGTCAACCTGAACTGAATCCAATCAGATGGTATAGCCGATCCACGAGTGATACGTTTGTTCACATTGACCCGCACTTTGCTTGGCAGGGTATATGTCAGTATTTCAGCAGTAGCTGCTTCGCGGATGATCGAACCAGCCGACACCATAGCTCCCATCACAGTGACTCGCCTACCACGGTGGCTATATAGCGTACAATTTGAATCGAAGAATCTGGCCCCCTTCGAGTATTCGAAAGTACCTTCATCCACCTCACCGCGTATACGCACGACCTCATCGAGATCGGTCATGTACTACATGACCGATCTCTAGTTTCAACAGTGTCTCGATCATTATAAATACCTTCTAACAGTTAACACACAATTGTAAGTAAGTGATTATTGTTAAATTAAAATCCTATCGATTCTTGAGCTTGTAAATGATCCCACCGGCGATAGCACCGATGACTGCTCCAGCACCCACGGTCACATAGATGTTGCTCAGTTCGAAAATGGAAGATTTGATTTGATTGATGTCGATCTTCTTGACAAAGTCAGACATGATATTACCCTCCTTTAAAACAACGTAGAATAAGATGGTCTATCTCATTCATCAAGCCAGTGATATAGTGTTTGTTATTTTTGATCTCGGAGGTTTTAAAAAAGATACCCCACCCAACGATACTACGACTAAGAATTTAAAGGTATCTAATATGCGATTTATAAGTCTATCATTGACTGAGTATGAGTATGTACGCGACTCAGATATCAGTCACATCGAAGCTAAATTTTCATCTGATGTACAGTTAGTTATCGGGAGTAACGGAAGTGGGAAATCTAGTATGATGCGGATGCTGTCCCCCTATCCAGCTACTAGAACGATGTTTGGTAAGGGAGGACATAAATCTCAACAGATTGAAAAGGATGGTGTAGTCTACACACTCGAGTCCGACTTTTCAAAACCATCATCTCCTCACTTGTTTTATGAAGGAGATAATCTAGAGAATCTAAATATCGGTAGGACTACAGATGCACAAAAGGATCTTATCGTAGAGCATCTGGGCATTACCCCATTTGTAGATGATCTGATTATGAACAGATATACTTTTCCCAAATGGTCAGCTACCAAACGTAAAGAATTTGTCATGGCTAACAATCCTGATCAGATAGGATTTGTACTGACTCATTTAAAACAGATCTCATCCAAGATCAGAGCTTGTAAGAATAACTTAGCTAGATTACAGACACGTAAGATCTTACTAGAACAGGATCTATTGTCACCAGAGGTCACTCAAGAACTCATCGATGAGAAAGTAGCTATCGATAGTGAGCTGGGATTGTTTCAGAAGAACCTCATGGATATCGAGGTAGGTCTTAGGACTATATCTCATCAATCACATATGTCTATCGATATCAGTGGCCTTAGAAAGACTGTGAGGAACTGTCGATATAAACTAGCATCATTGAGTCATGTGAGTAGAGACGACTATACACGTAGTCAGGATAGAGAGAATCTCATCGGTCGTATCGCTGGATGTGACCAAAAGATCCAGACTATCGAAGAGGATATCATCCGTATCACAGATGGCCTTAGAGATATGGAAGTGAGATATCTAGAGATAGCGCCTAATGATGATTTAGCTAATATCGATCTTAGCATCTCTAAGTTAGAAGATGAGCGTAATAGATTACAAGTCACTCAGCCTCCATTCGAGATAACTCATGATGAGTTAGTCACTAAGTATGATGAATGGAATGAGGTCAGAGATAGACTATTGTTATTCACTGATTGTGAGGTGACCCTACTCAATCGGAATAAGAGGACTCATAGAGAGCAGCTACTCAATAACCTTAGTCATCGTAAGTCATCTATAGAGATGTCGCTGAGTGACTTTAGGACTCGATATGAGAGCCTATCTAAACGCAATAGTCTTAGTCCATCAGATATACCAGACAGTCCATGCGCTAAAGACAAGTGTCCTTTGTACAATCACTTTCTAGGTGAGTATACTACAGCTGAAGAACAACGGCAGACTTTGAAAAATAAGATAGCTAGACTAGAACATAAAGAGAAGAGAATCCATTTACTCTTAAATGCACTAACTGACTATCAGAAAAGATCTAAGCCTTATTACGATGAGATTAGATGGCTAGTCTCCTATGCTCAGAGTAATCCGATACTCCATCATATCTTACGACAGATGGATATCATGAGTGCATTGCAGCACAATAGTAATTCTATATCTAGAAAACTAAAAGATGCGTATGATCATATCGATCAGTGGATTAGATTGAAGTCAGTGGTATCTGATCTTGAAACAGCCTATACTCTTAAAACCCGTAAATTAGGCTCTCAGAACAATGATACGATAAACCTAGTTAAAGGTATAGAGAATGCTAAGAACTCACTGTACGAGCTCCGTGGAGTAATCTATGGGGTATCCAACGATCGTAGTGTATTCAGGCAACAATTAACTGACATAAATACATTCGATAATCTAAAAAAGACCACTTTAGAAATTAAAGGTCAGTATATCAAGATCGCTAATTACTTAAGTGATAATCATGAGAAAGATAAGTTAGCTTTTCTTAAGAAATCCATAGAGTCAGTAAGATCGGAACGATTCCTAAGGTTATCTGATATAGAAAGGACTCTGCGTGCTCAGGAGTCTCTCCAATCTAGATACACCGAAGAAGTCGTATATGAGATTACTAGGATAGAAAAAGAGATGAGTGATTTAGAGCAGATGGAAAAAGCTCTAATAGCTATCCCTAAGGAAAGTACTATCAACTTCTTGAATGATATATTTGAGCAAGCTAATAAGATTATCGAATCGGTATGGACTATACCGCTGAGGATAGAACTACTGTCTGATACAGATCAGCTCAATTATGAATTTACTGTGTCTGGAGATAACAACTCCAAGAGAGAAATAAGTGATTGTTCCGATGGTCAAAATGAGATCATTACATTGGCCATTAATCTAGCGTTGCGGATAAATCTAGGGCATTTGGATTTACCTATTGCGTTAGATGAGGCTGGTAGGACAATGGATGATACTCACAAAGAGAAGTTACTATATCTCTTAAAACAACTCCTCGATGATCGCATCATATCTCAATTGTTCTTAGTGAGTCACACAGCAGTAATACATGAGGGTTTTTCAGACGCTGAGACTCTAGTCGTCAGAGAGGATAATGTGTTTCTCCCTGAGATCTACAACAAACACGTTAAGATAATCTAACTATAAGGAGCACCGACTGTGAGTAAAGAAGAGGATATACTCAGACGAGAAAATAGATCTCTGAGAGATAAGTTGAATCTACTAGAAGAACAGAACCTCCAATTACGGGAACAGATAACTAAACTATCACTACCGACTGAGTGGGAAGTGCCCACTACACTTAACCTAACTCCATGTGAGCAGACTATACTCAAACTACTGTACGAATCACCAGGAGTGGGGAGTAGAGAGAAGTTTATCAATTTACTCTATCTTAATAAGCCTAGTGCTGACCCACACAGTGGTAATCTGATAGATGTGTTTATTTCTAAGATTAGGAAAAAGAGTAAGCCATTTGGTGTAGATATAGATTGTGTGCGGGCTAGAGGATATGTACTATCTAACGATAGTAGGACTATCCTAGCTAACTGGGATAAATGATAAAAAGAAAGTATATGAGAGAGGGCTCACGCCCTCTCTCATATCTCTCACATAGATTAAAATGATGTGCTGGACTCAGTATCAGGATTAGTCACATATGCGAATTCATAGTGGAAGCTGGTACGCCCAATCCATTGATAATAGATTTATCGATATAGTTAAGAAGATCTGGATCAAAGTCTGTGGAACTAGTCTTAGCATCGGCTTCATTACAAACACTCTTTGTATATTCTTCATCTTTTTCTGGATCAGTTGTATGTGGATATTCAGAATACAAATGTTTCTTTATATCTGCGCCCTGAATCTTATCTGCATATAGAGTATTTATATCGAGATCATTTGGCCACAGAGGTGTCTGACTACGTGCTACCGCATCGATGGTAGCCACTTCTTTCTTTTTATGAAGAGGGAGGCTGCGCACTAGATTGAAACACCACCATGATACCTCGTTTCCTACTGGCCATAGTAGTACCACTAGTATAAGCGCTGGATAAGCTAGCCATGGCCTAGGATTAGATCGACGATCTGACATCATAGGTAGGGTAGTATCACTAAACCGTTTCAGCCATATTAGACCAATGGTGAACCAAACTAAGAGTCCTGCTAAGATATACATACTCTACTCCTAATTATGTTTGATCATATCGACTACATGTTCCACCAGATGTTTCACGTTAAATTGAAGATCGATTAGTGAGCCATTATTATCGAGTATGTAATCGGCATGCGCTCTAGTGACAGTACAAGACGACGTATCTTCGATCCCCACTCGCTTACTAGCATCTATCCACACGATAAGGTCGTACAGATCTTTGCTGGCTTCTAGCTCAGTCTCAGATCGCATACCGAGATATACACTAAATCCATCATCGAATAACTCACGAGTGACTCTATTCCAGGTAGGCGAATTATAAGCTTCGATTTGTTGATACCAGACTGACCTATGATTCATTCGATCATTGTGACAATCTTCTGCTGAGGTATATGGTTTACCGATACTCTCGAAATAAGGCATCATAATCTTAGTGGTGGCATATGCCGAACTAGAACAACATTTAAACCCATAGGTCTCTAGTAATTCACCTACCGTATCTTTGCCACATGTGGCGACACCTATGATTAGTAGTTTAGGATTCTTCTTGTGTAAAAACTCTAGATCTAATTGACTGATCATAGTGGAGTATCCTCAGCTTTTGTAGGCTTACAGTCTCTGACCCCACCATATACTGGGTCTTCATATAAGTCCAGAGCAAATGCATTGCATCTAATGCACTTACCATGAGCTGTATCTAATCGATGACCTTTCTCATATACGTAATCGATAGTGACTCCATCTGGAAATAATTTAGCTGTGGGAGTACTACTCTCATTTGTCAAACTCACATCACACTCCTCTCATCTGAGCGTCTACATATATTTGCACCCCGGCGGGCGTGTATTTCAGTATCGTAGTACTGGAGATCTTTGAACCCGAATGGGTAGTGTGTCTTCCAGAACCATTTACCTTTTATTTGGACTACCCACCCCTTTTTCTTTTTAACTACTCGGTATACAGGCAGTGAATTAGGCTGGACCACGGAGATTCCCCTCGAAGGTTACACGACTAGAAACTCCTATCTTTTCGATGAGTGTTAGAAATCTTGTAGATAGATCTCCTGTACATCCCGCGTTATCATCTAGATCGGCAATTAATCTACCCAAAACAATAGACTGTTGTTGGATGTACATTGGATCGTTATCTAAATTTCTAATCTGATCGATTAGAGTAACTATCTGTTCATGGATTGGGATGAGAGATTGGTTGTCGCTTTGAGGTTCTTCTTCGCTAGCTATCGCAGGACATGGTTTTTCTAGTTCTCCATACCCACCGATGGTATCAGTGTTTGCGCATTTATCGCATATGTAGTCGTACGAAGACGCCCCAAATGAAAATCTTCGATCATGTGATGGATGGTAAGACATTATCAGATTCCTTATTTTCTAGGAACTCCGCTCTACGTAAACACCGATCTCGAAACTTCAGTTTCTCATCGGCTTGACGCTGAGCACTGACAGCCATCTGACGTAGTGTCATAGGTTCCCATTTGTTAAAGTTACTGGGCATGGAGTATCACTCATGCTTGGAGGAGATAGCTTGATTCAGACAGTCGACTAGAGTATCTCCTCGAAACGTCTCATCTGTCCAAGCAGGCCCTCTAACTACAGTAATTACTTCATTAGGTAGACCATTGAAATCTGGATTAGGTCCTGAGAATGTCACAGTCGCTCCTTCTTCAGAAAGGATCTCATCTACCAATCGAGATACGCCAAACCATCGTTTCTCTGCAGTACTCATTACCGGCTGGCATAGTTCGATTGCGTTAGCTAGCGACATCTGCCAGTCGTCAGTTACCATAGGGCACTCTTTGTCCGCCATATCACACATGGTCTGAGTGATAATTTTCGATACCTCATCGAGCCTTTCTTCAGCATCCATGCTGTAACCTATAGCGAGAGCTTTGTACTTAGCGATCGCTTTATCTTTGGCTACAATCAACTGAGCTATTTGTACTAGGGATAAATCTACCAAGTCATTGACCTTAGTTACAAAGTTATTAGAAACTTCCATGATTATTTCCTCCTACATCTACTACTGACAATACCAAACAGACTATTAGGAATAAGATTATAATGACACAATCAAACATATCCCATATCACCCTCTGTCTCGTACTCTCTCAAACCCACCGAAGTATTTGGATAATGCGACAGCCTCCGGGCTGTTGTACAAGCGGTTCACGTACTTACAACGAGGACATACAAATTGTCCTTCGCCATCTTTCCAGTAATCTCCACCTGTGCAGCCATGAGGTTCTACATACCACTGCGTTTGGATATAGGTGATCTCAGATATAGGAGACCACATTCCGCACGACCTACCTCTAGATGAGTGATTCTGAGTACATTGGATAAGAGCACCTTTATTCTGTTTCTCACTAGCTACCTTAGCTTTCTCAATGATAGCTAGCGCACTAGCTACTAGATATTTAGCAGGCCCTCGCCATTTGGGGAGCTTTACTTCACATCGTATTATATTCGGGTTCTTAGTCATATTGAGTCTCCTTTGGTTAATATATGTCCTCAATGCGATTTGTTAGATAAGTTTACTCAGCAATATCAGTCGTAGTACAAGTAAGTAGGTCGGATATATCTAAGAGATACGGATCGATTACTGACATAACGTCCTTAGCCATCTCTAGAGCACGTTTCTCATAGTTACCCACCCTATCACCCATACTGACTCTATAGGTCTCGTAATCGGATCCTACGCCATTATACTGCTCTTGTTTCCATAGACCAGTCATGATAGATTTAGCTACCTGCTCGGTGAGTGACTCAGTAATAGTTTCATTTATGAGTTTAGTATCTGTATCTAGTTGTACGACCTTATAGTCGTAGTCTGTATCAGATACTTGATTGACTGGTTCAATGTCTTTTTTGTCATACTGCGGGTAATAACAAGATCGACCGGTTGTTTTGTTACGACCACAGTCTGGACAATACTCTACTTCAGTACCATCTCCAGTGTAGATAATCATAGCACTATAATGAGCGCATTCTAAAACAGTAGACATACTTCAAATCCTTACAGTAGTTTTACTAGCAAGTGGTATTACCAGTGGATGGATTGACTACAGTGCATGCGGTGGTAGGAAGTGAGAATGGCGGTGTACCTGTACTTGGTGGATTGATAAATCTAGGATCTATATTGGTTGGTAGAGGACTCGGACTAGTAAACTTAGGATCGATATTCCACTTAGGAATACTAATAGATTCTTTCAATTCAGGAGTCTCTTTTGTGAATACTAGTTTGAGATGCTCCTTAATACAATCCCACTGTTCCGGAGTAGGTGGAGTACCATTGAGTTCTACAAACCCATTTAACCAGTAGGTGAAATTCTCAGGTGTCATGTCCGAATACCTCTCTTTGGTTATCTCTACCTAACTCAATAATAGATTCATGATTACCGATATTGTTTCCCTGATTATCATGGGCCGTATATCGGATACTGATGTCATTGTTGTTAGGTGACTGATTGTCATTAATCAGCCTCCCATTCTCACCGATATCGATGGTGTAATATTCTTGACTATCGAAATCAATAATCAACAGCGCTCCTGAGAAACTATCCAGTCGCGGTTTACTGCAAGTATATGCGAATGTAATAGCTTTACGGCCAGTTAACCCAAACTTAGCCCCTTGGGCTAGGATGAATATGGGCAGATCTTCCCTATCCAGAGCCTCGTCGAAATCCCGGATAATCACTGACCTGGGGTCAGTGTGATCTCGGTGTACGATAAAACTAGCATCTTCGATAGCCTCCCACGCGATGATAAATTCACTCACTTGATCTGGATTGTTGAGTTTGAGACTTGTGACGAAATTCGTATAATAATCAGTCATGTTAGTTATCCAATTGTTCTAGGGTGACACAGTTGAAGTCGAGTGATAGTACCGATGAAGTTGGGTTGCTATTTATAGTCTCAGCAAGTCCTTCTATAGTCAGAAACCTAGTCAGCTTAGTATCGAAGTCGAACACCAATAGTGTCCCACCAAACCCATCGAGACGATGTTTAGAACAGGTGTTGGCCAAGCTGAATGCTTTCCTACCAGTAAAACCAATCTGATCGGATAGATGGTACATGAACTTACAAAGTTGATCCTTATCCACTCCACCACCAATGTCTTCTATGATTAACATAGTTTCGTTGTCTGGATGTTTACTGACATCAAATGTCGCTTCGCCATCGGCATTAAGTTCTTTGTATAGACCGAGTGCTTTTTCGGCGGCTTCTTTATTTTCAAAATTAACTGGTTCAGCAAATTGAGTATAGTAGTCAGCCATCTTTATATCCTCGTGTGTAAACATAGGTAAGGTATAGGAGTCATATGACTCCTATACATCTATTCAATTTATCAATAACAAATACATCAGTAGTAATAACGGGATCCAGGAGAAGATCACTTCTCCCCAATGACCTCTTAATCGATGATAAAACCTGATGGTCTTATCGGTCTTATACATATCGGCCCATGGACTAATGAATGGTTTATCTTTTTCACGATGTGGCATGTGATCTAGCTATCACTTAAACAGATCGGGTCGTGAGACTTCGAATACTTCGATGATTCTAGCTAAGACATCTGAAGGCATATCTCGTTCACCAGCTAACATCCCAGCTAACACTTTACGTTTCACGTTCACACGCTCTGCTAATCGTCTCACACCGATATTACAAGAGTACATCATATTGGCGATAGCTTCATGCACACTACTGGGTCCACCATTAGCCATCGACTCAGCTAAGATAGCCCGCTCACTCATCTTAGACATCATAAGGTCTTCGCTGAGCTGAGGTAATGCATTATTGATATCAGTCATGATATCTTTTTCTACAGACTTAATATCATCCACGATCTATCTCCTAATTACTCGTAGAATCGTCTATAAAAGATATATAAAAAACAATAGATAGGATGGAGGGGTAATACCCCTCCATCCATACCTTAGATTACTTATTCAGATATAACTAGCTAGTTTCCAAACTGCTACGACAAAGAAACTCACTAAGCTTAGTACCGTGGACAATCCGGTCAGTGCCCCGACAGTGTGATATACGACGTTGCGAATACCAGTAGTCTCTTTATTGAATATCGAATTGCCTAGATTGATTACAAAGCTAACTACGAATATAAGGAGTGATAGCTGTAGAGTGGTCATGACGTATATCCAATCTTGCTATTTTGTTATAGGATGAGATCACTATCGCCATTAGTGGATGTATCCACTGACAGACGTGATACGTCCTGATACTTCTGAGCCTTTTCCTGATGCTGCATCTTTTCTACCTTATCGATAATCGATTCGATAGCCGAGATGTCGCTAGTTACTTTAGCCACAATCGGATGGTGAGGCTCTGCGTAGAAACCAGTCTTCTTCAATCGTGAGATAGGGAGAGGAGTGTTATCACGCATGACTTCATCTGGAGATGATTGGAAGATCAATACTGAGTCTACCATTTCTTTCGATGACGTACCCAATACCACCTTATTGTCAAATGGGTTCTTATCGGAAACAAACGACATGAGTTTGAGACCAGGGGTTGTGTCGATGACCTTAGATGGATTAATCCAATTAAGACGATCATTGCGATCTACTTCATACACCGACTTAGTCAGAGTATCTAGCAGCGCCGATACGATATTTGCGCAGCTATCATTGACTACCTGACGAGAATTAGCTTCGTCGTTAGATAGTACAATGAGAGGTAGATAGAGGTCATTGTTCTTTGCGATAGCTGTGAGAGTCTTTAAGGTATTGAGAGTGTTCTTAGCCCCAACTGCATAAGAAGTATCCGCAACTGCGACCCCAATGACTCGCATACCGCGCCGCGCATATTCGCGGATCATAATTGGTGCAATGACAGAGCCACTGCCGCCAGCCAGTGAGAACATAACTACCGCTACATCAGAAGCACCGATTTCAAGGTCAGTGATCTGCGGAATGAGTCGCTCGATATCCCGCGCATGCTCAGCGCGGCGCGATCCGGAACCATGTCCTTCCCCGATAACGTATACATCTTCTCCGTGTCGGCTATTGGTCATGGATGTGTCGAAATACAGGACGTTGGCGGCCTGCTTAGAAGGCTTAAACATACGACTTAGATTAATTCCACAACCGCCGCAGCCAGCAATCGTCAGCGACACAGCAGAATAGTTTTCAGAAACACTCATTGTAGTATTCTCCTCAGGGACAGAAACAGGAGTTGGTGGAGTCTTCTTAACAGGACGTTCAGAAGGAGTGGAAGGCGTAGGAGCAGTTAGATCCATTCAAATTACCTTTTGGTTAGAGTAAACGAATTGGTGGGCTGATCTCCTGTTAGTCTGATAAACTAACAACCTCTTTCGTGAAGATCACTTTTGCAAAAAGCATTAGAAGATGTACCATCACTAGTACAACAACCCATAGTGACTAATGTTTTCTGGCGAGGGTTACCGCCCGCCTTAGAACATTAGACCGCGTTTATGCATATCAGTAATATAGTGATTCATAATTGATCATTTTTTAACCCTCCCATATTACTTTAGACAGATATGTCATCCATGGAGACAGAGAACGTATCAAATGATCCCGTGCTGGGTATCAGACTCTGAAATATGATGATGTCATGAGTAGAGAGATATCGATAATCTTCCACGGTAGATATGTAATAGCCTAATAACATTTCAGTCAAACGATATGTGTTAGCTGTAAGGGTCTTTCTGTCTTTTGATCGTTGATTCTCTATGATCATGGAAATCAGATTACTCATGATGTCATCTTGAGTTATATCGATTGGATCTTGTAGAGTATCTTCATGTTGTACATAGAGTTCTAGTACATTCTTAAATGATTCTCTATAGACGCGTTTAGCGTCTTGATGGTTCATACCGATGATAGGTAATGGATAGTAAGTGGTGTTACCTTCTCTAGGAGTATCTACTACCATGAGTATATGGAAGTGACTGTCTATCTCTCGGATATCTCTAACCTCATGGATCTTACCATAGAAGTCAGATAAGAAGTCATATACCATACTTCGATCTGGGAAACTAGGGAAGCTCACTTCTCTAGCATATTTAGATAATTGTCTAGCAGTGTCATAAATGAACGAGTGATTAGTAGTGGATCTAGGACTACGAGATGTGAGTTCTATATAGCCATTTTCTAGTATGGATATATCCCAGTATATATCACAGTAGTCCTTAGTATTGCCATCGAATGTATAAAATATATCAACACTATCTGACTCAGCTGCCCAGAGTATATCTGTCACAAATCTAACAAAGAACTTTTCTTGTAGAGCTCTTAATCGCTTTAAGAATATCCGAATAGGAAATATCTCACAGGGTCTATCTTTATAATTCACATTAACTGAAATAAGTACTGGCACACTACTATGTTTAAATCTCACATTTTTAGTAGGTAGTATCTTAGTCAATAGTGAGTCTAAAGCAAACTCTACTCTTTGTGGAGATAGCGTATATTTAAAATTACGTCTATTCGATGTATCGCTCATGACCCCTACTTTCATTTGTAGCATACTGAAATGTTCAAATTATGGTAATGGAATAATATTAATGTATATACTAGTCAGGGCATATGCCCTGACTAGTATACCTAAGTTTATATATTAAGCAGTAGCGGGTTCTTTGTCACCACCACTGACCAGGCTCGTAAGAGCACGGAAGGTACCGAGGATGATCTTTACGCCACCTACCACAATCCACTTAATGAGCTTGTAGATAACCATAGACATGGCAGTTACTACAGCAAATAGTCCCGCAACCCCAACGACACCAGCTGCTGCTACATGTCTAAACGATTTACCTTCGTCTAGTTTAGCTCGCATGGTCGCACCGATTGCATTGTTGCCAGCTTCATTGTGGGCCATATACACATCAAGTCCATCTTTACCAACAGACTTAGCGCTGGAAGCAATTTTTGTGAGGCGTTCACCGAAGTGACCGATCGAGCTTTGGATGAGCTTCAGTACGCGATCGAGTTGGCCACTCACAGACTTAACGGCAGACTGAGTCCAACCCAGAGTTTTTGGGTCATAATCCGAATCTTTTACAAGTGTCTTCACAAACCCACCAGACGAATCTTGTGCCCATCTAACTTTAAGAGTAGAATGAGCCCCTTCAGCATATGCCTCTACTTTACCAAAGGGAGACTTGATCTTATTGATCAATCCAACAATATGTTCATTGAACTTCTTAAAAGCGTCACCCTTAGCACCAGCAGCTGGGAAGTTACCAGTCGCATAAGCGATCACACCAGCGACTGCTGCGATAGCTGCGATGATAGCCAGTACCGACTTAACCGGATGGGCCTTAATGACTCTCCCAGTAGCCTTAGTGGCGTCCCAAGCTTTACTCGTGAGCGTCTTAACCACACTACCGATCTTAGTAAACAGCGAGGTCACTAACGCAGCTACCTTAGATGCACCACCCTTGACCACTGAGAGGACCTTAGCTGACCAAGCAGCAGACTTCTCACCAGCCTTATCGTTAAGAGCCTCTAGAGCCAGATCAGCTTCAGCCTTACCAGCATCAGCAAACGATTCCAGAGCGATCGCTTCGAGCGACGTACCAGCCAGGAGACCAGTGATGCTCATGATAGCCATCGAAGACTGGCTTACACCGAAGTTCTCGATAGCCATACGTGCGTCGCTGAGCTGTTGGATTTCACCGAACAGAGCTTCGATACCAGCTTCTTCACCGATGAGTTGATTAAGAGCGGCTTCTTCCTCAGACTCAGCATCGTCTTCAGCGGTGTCGAGTTCTTCTTCCTCTTCGGTCTCAGGAGCTACTTCACCAGTATCAGTGTCGATCACTGCATCTTCCACCGGCTCTTCTTCTGCGACGATATCGGTAGGAGCCTCAGGAGTATCGTTAGGAGTGGGTTCGACATTAGGATCGATTTCAGGAGCTCCCACAGGTTCACCAGTCAGAGGATCAGTGACATCTACCACTGCATCCTGAGTGACTTCCTGTTCGACTTCTGGGTTAAGTGATTCCACAGCCGCTTCTTTAGCGATCTTTATATGATTTGCAAAAATAGACATGTACGTACTCCATTAACGCGCGTTATGAAAAACTAAATCATGAGATTACTAGAGCTGGTCTAGAACAGCCCATCTCAATAGAATAATTGACACTATTGTGATATAGAGGGAGGTGTGCCTCCCTCTATACTAAATAAATCAATCAGTAGCACTAGGTACAAACAGATTGAAGATAGCTTTTAGTGTATTACCTATCAAACGGAGTCCACCGACTATGACAAACTTTACGAGTCTGTACATAGCCCAGATGATGCGATTGATATTGATGTATACCATAAATCCTAGAGCTCCCCAACCAGCCAGTTTAGCGGTATGCGCTGCTTCATGGGATCCGGTGGCTTTTAATACAGTATTAGGAATGGTCTGGTTTACACCATGCTCTAGATGACCCCAAGCTTGTCGAGTATACTTAAAACCTCTATTCGATAGAGCTCCTAAGCCTCCTTTTAGCTTACTCCACACCTGGTCAGTATGTACTCGCACTGTCTCGATTGTGGACTTAGTCCACCCTAGATTAGAAGCAGTATTAGAAGGACCAGCCTTAAGACCGGCGATAGCCTCACCACTGTCCACCCATTTACCATTTACCAAGATCTGAGACGTCCACCCACTACTAGATGGCGTAACTGGACTAATGGTAGGAGCCGACCTTACAAAAGGCCACTTGATATTACTAGCCATCGAAGTAATCTTATTACGAAATACTTCCACAGACTCTTTAGTGGAATTAGGTAGAGGTAGATTACCCCCGAAGTATACTACGATACCAGCCGCAGCTGTGATAGCTGCTAGTACAACTAGGATAGTCTTAAAAGGGTGAGCTTTAATAGTACGACCAGCGGCCTTAGTGACATCCCATACCTTATGACTGATCGTTCTGGCCGCACTGGAAATCTTAGTAAATATAGGACTCAAGATAGCCAGTACTTTACCAGAGGTTTCCTTAATAGATGTAAGGATACGAGTTGACCATTTAGTAGTCGTATCGGAAGCCTTTTCATCTAATGACTCTATCGCCAGTACAGTGGCTTCTTTGTGATTAGTATGGACATTCATGGATTCCATAGCGATGGCATCAAACGATGTACCAGCTAATAGATCAGTAGCTCGCAAGATCATCACTGACGTACGATCGATACCAAATTGCTCTAGGGCACTCGATGAATCCATAAGCTGTTGGATAGTAGAGGACATAGCCTCTATTTCACTATGGTTTTTATCTAGATTATCGAAGAACTTATCAGTCTCTTCATTATCGATGTCATAGTCTTCTGAGATTTCTTGATTCAGTTTAAGAGACATGATTTACTCCGTGAGTATGGTATAAACGTTCAATATGATAGCAGATACAGGGGTGGATTACCACCCCTGTATGTCATCTAGTTCCCTTAAGAGTAGGACCATTTGGAATAAGACCTATGGCATCAAATATCGTGTATAAAGTACTAGCTACTCCAGAGATAATGATTAGACAAATTACCACCAATGCTTTAACGATGTAGTATATAGCTTTGGCTATCTTCACTATATTGTCTACCACACTAGGGCCCTCATCGAAATCATCATAGCTCTCTCTACCTAATAGAGAGTTGATATTATATTCCATACTCTTACTAGTAGCGGCGCTGGTACTCTCAAATGATTTCCAACTACTAGACATACTGTCCATCATAGACTGAGTACTACTTATAAATGAGTCAGTCGCTGATTTAGTCCATCCTAAGTCTACGGCAGTACCCGACACCGGATCGACTGGATGAGTCATAGCCGATATGGTCAATCCAGTGGTTTTAGATATATCTGCTTTGATGGTACCGACAGGACTTTTGATTCCATTGACCATAGTCTTGAGTCTGGTGTAGTAACTATCTACTGCACTAGTACTACTACCTGATTTAGGAAAGTGTCCTGTAGCATAAGCTATGATCCCAGCTACTACTAGTATACTAGCTATAGCAGCGGCGGCTGTCTTATAGGGGTGAGTCTTAATGACGTCCTTACTAGCTTTAAGAGCGTTGTAAGTACCTTTACGTAAACCACTCATCTTTTCTTTAATCTTACTAAATATAGGAGTGGTGATATTGGTGAGTTTATCGATAGTACTTTTTACTACAGAGAGTATCTTAGTAGACCACTGAGAGAGCTTAATCTTAATAGCCTCTTTAATCGATTCTAAGGCTATCTCAGACGCAATACCGTTATCTGACTGAGTACTCAAGCTCTCAGTGGCGATAGTCTCTATAGCGCTACTAGAGAGTAATCTAGATAAACGTATAGATGAGAGTGTGCTATCAGTAAGTCCTAACCTATCTACGGTCAAGTAGATATGTGATAAATCATAGATGTGATTAGTTATCTTTCTAGTATCAGTCTTTAGTTCATCTAGATGAGTAATAAATGGATCTGATAAATATACACTCATGATAATCCCTTAGCCAAAAAAACAAATACTGTATCTTTGATATGATGGAGTAGCTATATTGAGTAGTATCCATATAATACGGGATTTGTTTTCAAGTTAGGAGAATTACGTCAAATGAGTGTTCTTACAGATGTTCCTTTCTATACCAAATATGACGGAGTTATTGACAAAGCAGAAGGTGTAGTTTTATTGGCAGCCGACGGTTCTCAGTTGGGTACGCAAGACAATCCAATTCCTGTTCTGGGTACACTATCTCCCTCGAGATACCCCTCCGCAGTATGGGATGGGACGGCCCGTGATCTCAGCCAATATAGCTCCATTGTCATCTGGTGCAACACTGCGCCGACCGCCCAGCGTCCTATTGAGACAAGCGGGGATGGTATCAATTGGTTTCCCCAGTGGGCATTGCCCAGCACTAGTACCAATACGGTAACAAGCATTAGCGCGGTGGGAGGCTATGATGTGGCAGGCAATCGCTTTGTGCGACTTGGTGGCACAGGCGGAGCGTTTCTTCTGGTAGCGAGTAATTAAATATGTCACTTGATTTACAATCATACGTCGTGGGCCTTGGGGCCGCTGTAAGAGCGCGCAGCGAGTCCTTTACGGTCCCCCTGCAATCCGGCTTGATGGCTACCGTTAGCGCCTATGGCCTGCTGGCACCCGTGGTTTTTTCCAAAACGAGCGGCTCGGCTAATTTGACGATTGATTCCAGCACTGGCGCGATCACCGCAGCGGCGGCGCTGTCTAGTGCTGGAACGCAGACCATTGTAGGTAAAGCGACTGGTAACGACGGCGTGGTCTTACCTTTTACGGTCAACCTGACTGGTCAGGTCGTAATCCCTACAGGCTTCTCAAACTCCACCCAATACTATGTGGGCAGCACTGGCCTAAGATGGCCTAACAGGGCGTCGGCAATCTCAGGCTTCACGCCTTATCTGGCATCTTATTACGCCAACTATGTGATCAGGAAAAGCCCCCCGTGGGTTGTGCCCGCTGGCTCTTCGATGCTGGTCGCGCTCCCTTCGATCTACGTGCAAGAGCAGAACGCCAACATCAACGAGGGCCTGCTGTCGTCCGATGTGACGGTGACGCATCTTTATATCAACTACGTTGATGCGCTTGGAGTCACGCGCAACGTGAGTTGCTCTCTACCCAACAGCGGCTTGCTGGCGGCAACAGGGGCGGGTGGTGGCATCATCGCTACATCATCAGCACTGCCGGGTGATATTTCCCCCAATACGGACATTTGTTACGGCATCCAGCTTAGCTTTGCTGCCGGGGCGTCTTTTACCG